TCACCGCAGGAGAAGAAATTGTGATTATATCCAGTGCCTTCTCTGAAGGATCAGGACAGCCAACAGGTGCAGTATCAGGAACATGGGAATATTCCAATCACACACAGATCATAAAGGAATCTATGGGTGTTACCGGATCAGAGATGACCAATCAGTCATGGGTAACAATAACCAGTGCAGGGCAGTCAATACCTGCATACTATTTCAAAGGTCAGATTGACATTGATTATCGTATGGCACTTAAAATTGACGGCGCTCTCCTTTGGGGCAAGCAATCCACAAACGTCATCACTGACCCTATTACCGGACGGCCAATCTATACAACCGAAGGCCTTATTCCTTATGTCAGACGAGTAGGGAACGAACAGACAAGTGTTGATGGTGCTTTCGCAGTAGATGAATTTGATGAAATGGACAATACCCTTGATAGGGAGTTTGCAGGTAATCGCATCCTTGGACTGTTAGGAATTTCGCTTCATCAGGACATTGAAAACGCATTGGTGGCCTATTTCAAAAACACTAACATCTCGTTTGCGAAACAGGATACTAATGATGCTTTGTTCAACAGTAATGAGGCCCTTAGCGCATCTGTAAACTTCACTTACCTGACGAAATCGGAAAGGACATTCCTGTTCAAGAGAATGGGTTCGTTCAACAACAAGAAACTCGCAGGAGCAGACGGTTACGGAGCACGTAAGATGGGAGTATTCCTTCCAATCAACAAGAAAAAAGATCCAGTCACCAGTAATATGGTTGATTCATTCGGCACCCGTTATAAAGCCCTTGGCAAATATTCCCGGAGAATGGAAGTTTGGCAGGTAGGTGGTGCTGGTGAAGGCTTGAAAGTCACCGATATTGATGCAAGGAACACTTACCAGAGATGCAACATTGGAGCTCACTTCAGAGGGGGCAACCAGATGGTCATCATGGAAGCAGTCTAAATGTAATCACAGGATAGAGAGGTGGAGAAATTCTGCCTCTCATTTCCTTTAAAACTAAATATGCTATGTTATACAAGAATGAAGAACTGTTTAAATTGGAAATGCACCCGGAAGAGATTAAAAAAATTGAAAAGTATTTCCACGGCAAATTCCCGGTCAAAGTAGTGTACCCAGCAGAGAGGATTGTGAAAAGCAAACTAAAGCACAACCTATTACCTGACAAACCCAACTCAATATCTTTTGATTTAAAAGCCACGGTTAAGACACCAAATGGCACCGAGGTATGGAGATATGCGGAGAATGTCATTGTTGATGAGAAAGGGTATAAGAAATACACTCCAAAGAAATTCCTGTTCAGCGGTGCCAAATTCTTAACCCGAAATGACATCGAGCTGATATTCTTTCTTCTCAATAAATCCGAGTACTGCAAGGATGGAAAGAACCAAGGACCAATGGTGAAGTTCATGTTTGAGGATCTTGTTACCGAGGCTGAAAAGAAAGTTGAAAAGAAAAAAATTGAAGCCAAGATTGATGGGTTGTTATATGGTGAGGATTTTGGACTCTCCGATGACAAGTTAAAGGCAGTGTTAAAAGCCTATCAGGAACCCGGAGTTGATGATTTGACTCCATCCCAGATCAGGATTGTACTTGGCAATAGAATACATGAGACGAAAGAAGGTCCTGATGAGTTCTTTAGAATGGTCAATTCCGAAGAAGAGATAAAGACACGTGTATCTATCACAAAGGCAATGGATATGGGTGTATTAAGGCATGATGCCCTTAAAAATATATGGTTCTGGCAGGCCGCAGGAGAGAAAGGCACCACCCAGATATGTAAAGTGCCACCTACAAAAAGCGCAAGTGAGGCATTGTATGATTATTACCTTGGCAACCAGGAGTTCAGGGATGATCTGCAGGCCGTGTTGATAACAAAGAATCCCAATGCAGGGAAGAAAGGTAAAAAAGAAGAAGTTCTCGAGGAGAAAGAAGAATAAGATTTTCCATTTTTCTGCTACTTTCATGTCAGACGCCACATTTTAATCGAGTGTGGCGTTTCTTTTATCAAAATAGTTTAACTTTGACATTGCAATTATGTTATGTATTATTAATGTTTCACACGTAAAGTAAGGAAATCATGGGTGTCAATGCAAAAGAGAACATTGTTCGGGTCATAGAAGTTGACCTAACAACCACCGATTATGAACCACAAGGATGTTTTTTTATAAGGTCAGGTGCAGGAGGTGCTATAAAGTACTGTCCCTGCTCGAATGACGATGATCATTTTATCATAAAAACACTTGATCCCTCTGCCATCTTCAATGACCCTGAATATTGCCGAAAAATATTCAAAGTAGGGACGACAGCAACATCCATCTGTGCAGGATTTGGAGTCTAAAAACTAACTACCATGAGTCTCGCAATTCGCATAGGTGGTTTAGCCGTTGGTTCATCGGGCGGTAGTTCACCCTTCAGGATCTTCTCCGGTCTTGTTGGTTATTGGCGACATTACGATAATACAGGTCAATGGGTACTTAACTACACAGAAGATGGCGGATTGACATGGACTAATCTTGATTCACTTGATCCTTCAGAAGATACTATTTTACGAAACTCCACTTACCGATACAGGATTGTTGACTATGCCCTTCATGTTGATCAGAAATTGACCCCGACAGGTTATGCAGGAACTGAGGGTACTGACTGGGAGAATTTAGGAGTGTTTAATGGATGGATTGGTAATTATCCATTCCGATCAGATATTTTAGCAGGTGGTGACGGGACTATATTACTTATAGGTTCAGATTATTTCCTGAAAGACTTAAAAAATGGGAAAAATCTTTTAATCACTGGTTATGATTTCCCGACTACATGGACAAAGGGATTTCCCTATAAGTCTGCTGCAACTATTTCCGCTCCAACTGGGGATGCTGATTTTATTGCTGCTGACTTGAATAATTTCTGGTATGCAGGAGACGGAACTCCAAATCAAATACCTGTTGTTTCGCTATTTCAGGATATTGATTATGAACATAAGTTTTTCTTTAAACATGCAGCACAAATTTTGGATGCTAATTCAGTTGAGATATACGAACCAAGAGTAATTGAATGGGCTGTTTATTCTACTGTAAAAGCAGGTGCAGACATAACTACTGCTCAGACTTATTTTGGTGCGACTGCCGAAGATGCTGTTGCTACATGGGTTGATCCTGTAAATGGTGTTGATATTGCAGCAGGAACAAAGGCCGCTCCATTGCTTACATTAACTCATGGTCTTACTCATGCACCTGCTTTGATTTATCAGGAAAGTGGGACTCATGATGCTAATAATACAAACTATTCTATTGCAAAAAATATTACAGGACTTGGATTTGTTAAATTTTCAAATCTCCGTGTATCATACATGGCACTTGTTTCGGGGAATATAACGATTAAGGGATGGATAATTGATAATGTTTTAGGTACTTACCCTTTGTATGTTCATGGTACATATACACCTACATTTGATAAAGTTGCAATACTGAATTATCAATATGCATCCAATTTAGTAACTGGTGCAACTGGTGGAAATTTTACAAATTGCGTTATATTATCAAGAGCAACAACGGCAAATACATTTGCATGTGCTAAAAAATACTTAACAGTAGATACATGTCTTATAAAAGATGCAAGTCTTTCAACATTTTATGATAATTATGCAACAGGTGGCATAGAGTTAGTTGTTAAGCATTGTAAGATAATATCAACCGGAACAAATTTTTTAAATACAATTAACAATCATGCTTTGGTTGATATTATTGATAATATAATTGCGATTCCGCAGACATTGTTAAACAATGTAGATATTACCACATTTAACTTTAAGCGTAACGTGGGGATAATGGGATATATAAGTGGTGGAGGGACGGGAACGGGTAATTATAATATTGATAATAATATTGTTTCTGGTAGTGATGCTAATGCGTTTTTTACTCTTGGGAATAAAAACTCATATATTAAAAAGAATATAATCAATATTTCATCTACAGGAGCCTTTTTGTTACATGATTCTTCTGGTGCTGTGGTTGTTGAAATTGAAGGAAATAAATTGATTGCAACAGGGGATGCGACTGGATTAACCATTGGTGTTGGTGCAAATATTAATACAATAACTGGATATTACAAGAACAATTACATGATTCAGAAAAAAGCCAATCCTGTGAATGGGCATGGTATTCAGAATTATGGACATGATGGTTTTATAATATCTCAAAACAGAGCGAAGGGAGTTCCATTACCTTATATTTTCAAAGGTGACTCGCATGATTGTTCAAATAGTTCTATTAACAATAATATTGCGGTTAATGGGAAGATAGTAGTAAAGGGAGTTGAAAATCTGAATGTATCAAACAATACAGCTGTTAATCATGCAGGGCAGGATCATCCTTGTATTGATATATTAATAAATGTTACAGGCACGGTCGAAAATAATGTTATAAAGAATTGCATATTTATCTCAGAAAATAATTCAGCGGCATCACATCTTGTACTTATTGAAAATGCAATAACTGTAATCACTTTTGATTATAATATTTATTATAGTCCAATGGCAAAACCATTCAAATACAATAATACTGAATATTCATGGGTAGATTGGAAAGCTCTTGGCCATGATGCTCATTCTATTATGCTTACAACAATGGCAGAAGTAAGGGCATTATTTACAGATTATGATAATGAAGATTTCACACTGAAAACTGGAAGTGTAGCTATCGGTGGGTGGGCTGATTTGGGAGAAGGTTATCAAGATGGCTTAGATGCTTTAACAAATTGGGGTAGTGATTCACAATTACCAGTTGTAGTAACGAAGACACAAGGAGCAAGTAAAGATTGCGGAGCTTATATACATTAAAACACAAATAAACAATAAGATGAAAAGAATAATTAATTTTTTAATAGGACTTTTAATAGTCGGGTCTTTATCGGCTCAGAGTAATACTTTTAAGTATGTTCTAAATGCCGATGGTGGAATAAAGGCAGCACTTGGAGCAACATCAAATGTTGTATCTACTGCTGATTATGTCATTGACAAAGTAGGTTCTACTTACTATGCACGTCCAGGAATAGGAACGGGTTATACTGCTTATTCAAATGCAGATGCTACAGTTGTATTTCGGGGAGCAGCAGGACAACTTACAACAGGAGGAGTTATTTTTATTAAAGCAGGTCTATATGATAATTTGGATACAATTGCAGTTCCTTATAGTAAAATTAAATTTAAAGGAGCTGGAAACTATTTAACACATTTAAAATTTAAAGCAAATGCTGATGTCGGTGTGACGTGGGGTAGGGGATTATTTAACTGTTCTATTCCTGGTGCTGGTGATGTTACTGATTTAGATGATATTACATTTGAGGATTTAGAGATTGATGGCAATGGTGTAAATCAGTCAAAAATTGATAATGGAGCAACAACAACGGCTGTGTTAGCAGGAATATTAGTTAGTTCGTATAGTGCATTAAATACATCTGATAGAATCACCGTAAATAATTGCTATATACATGATTTTACAAAACATGGTGTTTGGTTTAGTACGGTATTTAATGGATTGGTCGAAAATTGTCACATCGTAAATAATTATTGGAACGGAGTTACAACTTCTGACAGGGCTAGTTTTTGTGAGATTATAAGCAATATCATAACGGGAAGTAGTGATGTCGGAGTATCACTATACGGACTTAATAATATCGCAGAATCAAACATTGTTTATGATATTAATGGCACTTATGGAGCAACTAACTCTCAGTGTGGAATAGGGATTGAGGGACTTGGACATACATTAACAAGTAACAGTATCGTTAGAAAGAATATCATTTATGGTAGTTTTAAGAAAGGTATATTTGTGTATCTTAAAGCATGGAATTGTCTTATTGAAGGTAATAATATTTATGGTACGTCTGTGGCCTCTGCTAAGGCAATATCAGTTACTAACGGTAAAAATATTGTTGTAAAGGGGAATTTTATATTTAACATATTAGGAACAGCCAGTCGGGGAATAGAAATGGTTGCTGACACAGGTTCTTATGTTGCTAATAATAAATTGTATAACATGCCCACTGGTAGTAATAACGGAATTACCGCCTCTGCATCTTTTAAGAGTACATTTACAAATAATGATATTACCATAACAGGAGGGATAGGGATTTACTTAACATCTTCGGCTACTTATAATACCTTTATTACGAACATTAGCCATAGTAATTACGGAATACTTATTGACGCTAATTCTAATTATAATAGATTTTTAAATAATACTTGTGAGGGCAATTTGGCAACAAAAGATATTTCCAATGCTGGTACTGGCAATATATTTGGAAGTAATTATGGTATAGCGGATACAAAATGGTTACCGGAAACCGGGTTACAGAGCAATGCAAATACCGCAACAGCAGACGGCTTGACAACTGGTATTATTGCATCAGGTAGTCAGAATCTTACAGTCACGTCAAACACAAATGATATTTATATTATTTCACTTCCTGCCGCTAATGCAACTACAATCGGAACAAAGATAACAGGTCTTTTAGTTGGTGCTAAGATTTGTGAGTTAAGAGTACAGGCAGCACAACATGCTTCAGTATTTATCAATGGAGTAACTACGGATAACGTGGAGGCTGCTCTTCCGGCAGGTTGTAGTTTTGAAGTAATACAAGTTGATGCTACTCATTGGATACTTACAGCAAAAACGGCACTTGGAGCAGTGATAACAGCAATAGTACCTGATGCAGTATAAATGACCTACTCCAACAAAATATGGATAGTAATAAAATTTGGATGATATGGTAATAGCAAAGAAACCGGGTCGGAAGCCTGTATATATTCATAAGTGTTCACAGAAAAAAGCTATTGATCGAATGACTTTAATACTTATTGGTAATGGTCACCCGGAAGATGGGCTTGCCTTTCGATTCAATGAATTTATGAAGGACCATAAAAGTGTTGTTAGTGACATTTCAGATATAAAAACAGATATTAAAAAAGCTATTGAATCCGCCGGTACCGCAACACATGCGATTGAAATATTTAAAGCAGAAGAAGCGGGTCATGAGGAAGCTGTGCAAAAGCAACTGATAGCTGATGATCTTAAAGCAAGGATAAAAAGGGAAGGCGAAGATAGAGAATTGGTTTTATATAATCTGAAAGCAAGGAAAAAAAGTGATAATTGGCAACGTGTAATATGGATTGTAATGGCTGTGATTGCAGTAGTATCATTATGGGGAGGGTTATATTTTGGATTTACAAAAATCAATGAGAAGCAAGTTAACATTGAAACTAAAGTAGACAATCAAGGTATTCCATTTGTTATGAATAGTCGTGGTGAATTTATCGCACTTCCAGACTCAACTATAATAAGATATTTTTCTACTAATGACAGTCTGAGGTATACTATAAAAAAGACTAAATGAGTAAATTCAGTACCATACAGATATTCATGAAATGTATCGAAGTCATTCTGAAAAATGAAGGCGGATATGTTTGGAATAAAGATGATCCGGGTGGTGAAACCAACATGGGAATAGCCCGATTGTTTTATCCGGATCTTGATATTAAGAACTTAACACGTAATCAGGCAATTGAGATTTATCATGAAGACTACTGGAATAAAATGAACCTACTTGGTATTCATGATGAAACCTTAGTACTTCAGATATTTGATATGGGAGTAAACACCCGTCATATTAAATGGGAGTTTCGTACCGCATTAAGGATGATTCAGAGACTTGTAAAAGCTGAAGCTGATGGAATTATAGGACCTATCACCAGAAAATTAATTAATAATTATCCTGAACCTGAAGAACTTGTTGATCTTTACAAACGAGAACGTAAAAAATATTACTGTGCTCTTGCGAAAACGAAACCTCACATGCAGATTTTTCTTGTCGGATGGTTAGATAGAATTGAAAACACTAAATTTTAATATTATGATATTTAGTATCTTTGTAATTATTAACTAAAACGTAAAATTATGTCACGTCAACAGTTTTGGAAAGGATTAGTGATGCTACTCGTTTCGTCAATCCTAACAATCTTAGGTCAGGCAAATCCTGATTATGCTTATTTCTTTCTTGCTGCAGTATCCGTATTAATAGGGTATGTAGGAAAGAATATTCTTTTTGTTACTGCTACAACTACAATAACAAAAATCGTATCAGGATTACTTGTTGCTCTTGGTGCTGGAATAGTTGATTCTATTGGACTAATTGCTATTGAAGGGAAAATAGTATGGTTGGTTCTTTTAAAGGTCGTGGGAGGTATATTTCTTACTTATATTGTAACAACATTCCTTTCTGCACCTGCTGTTCAATCGAAACAAATTACAAAATTATCTCTTTAAATTAACCAGGCAAATACCTTCCAGTATGAAAGATTTTTCACAATACAAATTGAATGTCCTTCCAAGTCCCGGAGATAAAAGGGACTGGAAGGTATCTGCTATTTATCCTAAAGTAGCATTACCGGAGATTGTTGATTACCGGTCAATGATGTTTCCTATTCGTGATCAAGGTAATCAAGGTTCCTGTGCAGCTATGGCAGGATCGGCAATGAAAGAGTGGCAGGAACGTATTGATGTCAATATGAATGATTACATGAGTCCTCAGTTCATCTACAACAATAGGAATGATCCTGCAGAAGAAGGGATGTTTATGAGAGACTTAATGGAGGTATTAAAAGAGAAAGGCGATTGTATTGAACCTATGTTCCCATATGGAACAAAAGGATTACCGGCTATTGAAGTTCTGATGAACGCATCTCTTTATAAGATCAGCAATTATGGTTCGATTGATACCATTGACGATCTGAAAATATCTCTTTTTAGTAATGGACCTTGTATCATTGCTGTCCCTGTTTATAATTATACAGAGAGAATGTGGTTCAAAAATCCGGGAGAATATCTATTGGGAGGTCATGCACTCTGTGTATGTGGTTATAATAAAGAAGGATTCATTATCAGGAACTCATGGGGAAGCGATTGGGGGAAGGCAGGTCATTGTATCATGTCTTATGATGATTTTGGTATGCAATATGAGCTGTGGACTACGATAGATCAAAAATCTTTCGACCCACCAGTACCAGTTCCTCCAATACCTCCAACACCTGAACCTGAGAAGAAAGGTTGTCTATCAAAGATTTTTGGTTTCTAAACATTAAATATAAAAAAGTTATGAAAAAATTAATTGTTATTCTTTTTATCGCATGTTTTACACTTGCAGGATTCTCACAAGGACTATTCAAGACGGTTCCTCTGTTTCCTACTCAGAAGGAAAATGCTTATAAAGTGTTATTAGGTGAAGAACCGATAACTCATAAGATACTTGTCCGTCTTGATGCAACTATTGTTTTTGCGGAAGTAAATCAAAACAAAATCACTAAAGCATGGAGTCCGACACCATTTAGTGCTATCGGCCCAGCCATAGGATTTCATAGTTACGTTCCAAAATCAGTTATTGATCCTACTCCTGTAGAAAATTACGGTGCGAGTCTTGGACTTGCTCTTGGTAAGACTATTTATAATCCACAATTAGCAGAGGCGAAAGTTGTTTTGGCTATAAATGTTTGGGAATACTTTAAGTTTGGCGGTACATATACCTTCAATCCTCCAACAGATATTGCTAAACTCGGATTCTTCTTTGGTGGCGGAATAACATTTTAAAAAATCAGGAGGAAAGACAATGACTTTAGATAATATGTTTTCTCTCATAAAGTTCATCACGAATAAAGACTTTTCGGGGAATATAATCACACCCGAGAGGTTTAATGAACTTATCAAGGTCGTGTCGATTGATCTCTTCCGAAATAAATATGGACTGCCTGAGGAATACCAACCAGGGCGACCCGTTCCCAATGAATATGCGGACATTACTTTAAAAAACACCGATGATCTGAAAGCGTTTAAGATGGCACTTATAAACACCCCTGTTACGGCAGGGGTTTTGCCATTTCCTACCGACTATGCGCACAGGGACACAATATCTTATAGCTACACCAAGACGATAAAAGGTGCTGCAGAGATATTTCCAAAACCAGTAGAGATACTTCGAGAGGCTGAGTTCTCTGCAAGAAATGGAAATTACACCAAGAGGCCAACAGAACAGAATCCAATCGGGGTAGTAAGAAGGACAGGGATATACATCCTGCCACTGACAATTACTGCCGTGGATTTTTTCTATTACAGATTTCCAATTGAGCCAGAGTTTATATATACCCTTGGAGATGGATTTGTGACGTATGATGCAGTAAACTCGATTCCATTTGAATGGACTCAGGACGAATGGATTACATTAACCATGATGGTTTTGAAATATATCGGGGTGAACTTGCGTGAAGGTGAATTGGTGCAGATTGCTAATCAGCAAATACAAACAGGACAATGAAAAAGATAAATTTGGTCGACACCATATTGGACTTCATGAGTTCGGATAATGCCGGGGATTCAAAAGGCATCTACCATCCTGAGATTGTGAAACAACATCTTAACAATGTATTCAATCAGGCAATATACAACACGTGGCTAAATGGGAAGAAATTCAGTGACTTCAGTCAGCTCGATGCGTGGAGCAAGACTTATGTATGCGCAGTTGTTAATCAGTGTGGCGCAAGAGCTTATTGCTTGCTGCCATTTGCACCGGTTCAGTTACCCGACATGATGAGCATACGTCAGATAAAGAGTCATTATGAGTGTTCTGTGTATTATGGTGGCGCCATTGGAGATCAGTGGCTATTTGCACCTATTGAAGCCACGGCAAATGCTATCTTTGATGAGTTGGAAGTAAGCACTATGGATGATTATCCTACGTTTAGACTTGAGCAGAGTAATGTCAATATCGGTGCAGGCGAACCAAGTCATATGTTATGGCTTGAAAAACTACCCGTCGCACCAGATACACTTATAACGAGTGTTGACATCCTGTTAATAACTCCATTTGATGTTGTGGACGATTATGATGATGTGGCAATTCCGAGTGGCATGGAAGATAATATCATACGTCAAGTAGTTGACCTGATGAGTAAAAAACCATTGCCCGACACCGCAAATGATATGGTAATTAAACCTCAAAACCAATAGCCATGAGTACAGCGATACCAAAATCAGCAGGGCTTGTGACGATAAGATATGTCGTGATGTCTGTATTAAACAGGTTGCAGGACTATACAATGAAGCAGTATATGCGATTTACACAGATAGCCATTGAAGGCTTCTCAGAGGAGTTATCACTCTTTCATCTCGATGCGGGTTCCGAAGTCGTATATCTTCACATGTCACTTGGAAAAACATGTGCGTTACCTGCCGATTATGTGGATTATCTCAAAATAGGATATCCGATTAATGGCAGTCTCAAAGTGATAACACGCAATGACAATATCTTACTGCCAAGGGTTTTCGATGATGATGGCACGGCAATAGGCAATACAACAATCAATGATATAACCGCAGTCGCAGGAGCAATCTATTTCCAAGATCACTGGCGTAACGGCTCTTTTATTGGTGGACTGTATGGACTTCCCGGAGGCATTGACGTTGCCGGATTCAGAGTTGACAGAGAAAATCACCAGTTGGTATTCTCAGGAGAGACACCACGTTCAGAAATTGTACTTGAATACATCTCATCAGGACTTCGCATAGGAGGAGGTTCGCTTATCCCACGTGAATGTGTTGCAGCACTCAGGACTTATGTCTTGTGGAAAAAAGACGAGAATGACCCAAGGGTGGCTTTTAATGCAAAATTCAGATTGGAAGAACAGCACGATAAGGAAATAGCTGCACTCCGTGACTTTCAACAGGAGTTTACTGCTTCAGAATATTTACAATATGTTTATGGATCTTATTATCAGGCACCCAAACGCTAATGCAACTGAAAGACTTACATGACTTTCGTGGAGGATTGAACACAGATGACAATCCTGCAAATCTTCCGCCTTCGGATTATCCTGATGCGTTAAACGTGCGTACGGGTGGCAGTGATCAGCAACATGGCGAAGGTCCTGCAGAAACACTCCAGTCGGAAATCGAAATACTTATAAATCCTGATTCAGCAATAACTTATTACGGGTCTGCCATTGGTGGACAATTCGTCTATTCAGGATTTTTAGAATGTAAAATTGGCAATCAAGTCTGGATGAAAAAGAATTGGGATGCCAATTATCCCGGAAGCAAAGTCTATAATGATGATGAGAACAACAGGGATGTCTTTGGAGGACTATACACGCATGATCAGATTTTAGCATCAGATTTTTGTCCAGAGGGATGGCATGTACCGACAGAAGCAGAAGTTACTACGCTGATTTTAAACCTACTTGGTGCGGCAGTAGCAGGAGACAAACTAAAAGATATTGGTTGGTGGGATGATCCGCACACAGTAGCAACGGACAGCAGTGGCTTCAAAGCAATGCCAGGAGGAGGCTTTGGGATGGATATTATTTCACCTTATTTTTCATATAGTGATTGGTTCCTTCCTTCAAAGGATGAGTTAAATGCAATGTATACTGAACTCCATTTGCATGGAATTGGTGGATTTTATGATATAATGGGTGATTATTCAAATACATTATATCTCACATCATCAGAAACAACACACCCATCTGAATCTATAATATGGGTTCAATCTTTTGGGGATGGAGTTCAATATGGAAATATATTTAAAAACGAAAGTAACAGATTCCGTCCTTGTCGTGCCTTTACTTCAACTACTGTTTATAATTTAAGAGATATAGGCCCTGCTGGAGGATTGATCTTTTGGAAATCAGGAAATGATTATTTAGAAGCTGCATTAAACGACTTAATTCCTTCTGACTGGAGTAATGTTATTTCTGGATTTGCAGGAACCGGCACTTTAATAGGCACAGGACAAGCAAATACCACAGCAATAATTAATCAGGTAGGACATACAGCCAGCGCGGCTAAACTTTGTAATGATTTAATTATAGATAATTCTCTCTATTACGGTGCAGCTATTGGAAGTGATCTTGTCTATGATCTATTGGGTAGTACAGGATTATTATGGCTGGCAGATGAAGCACCGGATGGAATTATTGATATTGACGGCAACGAATACCATACTGTAATTATTGGTAATCAGGAATGGCTCGTGGAAAACCTAAAGACTACAAAGTATGCTGATGGTTCGGTAGTCCCAAACCTAAACGTTAATGGCGATTGGGCCGCAGATGTGATAGGAGCATATTGTTGGTATAATAACGACATAATAAACAAGGATTACGGTGCTCTCTATGATTGGTATGGAATAAATAATGCTCATGGGTTAGCCGCAGATGGGCAATTCCAACAATTAGGAATAGCATCTAATGGATGGAGAGTTGGTACGAGAACCGACTATAATACTTTAATAGCAGCATTAGGCGGAACAGGTGTCGCAGGGGGAAAATTAAAGGAAATGGGATTAATCCATTGGAATACGCCAAACACAGGTGCTTCAGATGAAATTGGTTTCAAGGCAGTAGGGGGAGGCATGAGGAATACCGTGGGAACTTTCAGTGGTATAAATACACTATCGTCTTACTGGACCACTCCTCAAAGTGCAGGAACGACTGCATATACCAGAGATATACAGTCAACATTAATTAGTTGCATTGAAAACAATAATAATAAGCATAATGGATTTTCAGTGAGGTGTATGAGAGATATTTAATTATGAGTGATTACGCAAAGATATTATCCCTTTCAAGTACAAGCGCAGCAGCCACAAAGACATCTGCATTAAAGACTTATTTCAGGTCGGTGAGGCTTATTAAGGACACCAATACCCTTAGTCCTACTAATATCCCCTCGTACATCACAAATATTCTCCTGTGTGGTAATTGCATTGACCCAGAGATGAGATGCCTATATGTATTTTATATTGATACGTTACTTGGAGGAGCATGGATAATAGAGATAAACATTGACACCAGGGAACAGGTAGTGGTGTACTACGATAAGTACAATGATATTGGCTTTGACAGAGATCATAAGATTTACAATGCCCGTGTGGTGCATGGCAGACTCGTGTGGACGGATAACCTGAATCCTATCTATCAGATGGATATCGCACGTGCCAAAAAATCCTTCTATTATAAGATTGGCTATGGTCAGTATCCGGTGACAGTGGAGTGGAGTGCAATAGACACCTATGGCATTGATCAGATTGTCAGTAATGGCAATAACTTCTACAAGAGTCGTATTCATAATAATCTCGGACATGAGCCAAGGACAGACAGTTTTGTACTTGATGTTGGCACGTATTGGACAAGGCTTTGTCTTATTGAGGATGCGTATTACTCGATGGATGTTAAGAACTTTTACTTTGAACCCGTGCCACCCGTACACCCGCCAGTAGTGAGTTATGAATCGGATGATAAACGTAAGATAAATAATCTCAGGCAGACATTATTTCAGGTGGCATATCGCTATGTGTACATGGATTGGAGAAAGAGTACCTTTTCTCCTGCAAGTATCGTTCCCGTGCCACAGGCAGAAGAAGAAACAGCCACCGGACTCGCTAATGAGATGATCTCACTGAATAATCAATTAAACATAAAGGTTAACTCAGGTGGAGAAGAAGTACGTGCCATAGAGATCATAGGCAGGAGTAGCCAAGACCCATCCAAGTGGTTCCTGATTGAGACTATCAATAAGTTTGAAGAACAGGAACGTGGTGGAGAGGTATCAGTAACATCTGAACCGGGATATATAACCTTAACTATGGCGGTGATGATTCCAACCGTGGAGAACGTGAGTTTTGGTGTGCCAATAAATATGGGTGCAGATAATGTCTTGTCAACAAGTTTCAGGGCTAAATGGCAGGCAGTATCAGGGGCAGTAGGATATTATCTTGACGTGTCTACTGATAATTTTGCCACGTTTGTAGCAGGATATGATAGCAAGATTCTTGGCACTGTTCTAAATGCTGATGTTATTGGATTAACTGAGCATACATTCTACTATTATCGTGTAAGGGCTTATAGTACCGGTGGCACGGGTGCAAATTCCACTACCGCAACGCTTACAACCACTTATAGTACTGCTTTGTCAATTTCAATTAGTCCTGCTTCATGGAACTTCGAAGGTGCAGGAGAAGGTCATAGAAAAACAATTACAGTAACCACAACTGGTGACTCATGGGGTATATTATGGCCATCTGAAAATGACTGGATACATGTTTATAATATACTTTCTGCTACTGAAATTGAACTCTATTATACAGGAGATTACACCAGTGGAGATTATGTTACCTTCTATGCTGACAGGGTCGGGGAGGGTCGTGTATATGAAACTTTTTATGGTAGATGGACATAAAAATATAATGATATGGCAAATTTAAGTTGTATTCCAAAGTTTGTAAAAAAAGAAGTCGCTGATAAGTTTGTCGCGGAGACATTGTATCTCATGCTTCTCAATAGCACACATGTTCCCAATGCCAGCACACAGCAATTTGTATCTGATGTTGTGGCAAAAGAGATTACTGATGTCGGTGGTAAATACACCACAGGTGGAGTGGCTGTCTCAGGCAAGATATCGGTAGAGCATAGTCCGAGTGCAGGAGTGTATAACTATTATCTCGACTTAGATGATAAGGTTATTGGTCCCGGAGCCACGCTGAATTATAAATTTGGTATTTTGTTTGAGAACACAGGTGTTCAGGCAACATCAAAAATAAGGGCCCAGATAGAGTTCACGGGAGACATAACCGGTAACGAAGTAGTCAATAATGGCACAAGCACAATAAAGTGGAACACCCTTGGCCTAATTTATATAAGTTAAAATGATTGGTTCTCACAACACGGATATTGACGTAGCCTTTTACAATGACAGGGTAAAGGAGATCATTCCTGCAAGCAGTATCGCAGAGCCATTTACCTATGTGCCTATTGTAGCAGGTCACATGGAACTTGTAGGAGGCAATGCCGTGGTGTTTGGTAAGATCACCGAGGGTTATGATGTTGTTGAGGCGAATATAGAGGTTGAACTCTCTTATGAGAATGTGTCGTTACGGTCTCCGAGAACTGATCTTGCATTGACGTTTCATCAAATTGGCACAACAATAGCAAATTCAGTAGCACCCGTATGGAATGATTTTACTCAGTATTATAAAGGCGATGTAGTTACTTATAATGCGTATTACTATGCCTGTATAGCAACTTCTCCAATAGGGCAGATACCTGAATCAAGTGGTGTTGGTGACCCTGCTAATCTTTATTGGTATCAGTTAGGTAGGGTAGGGGAGATGACCTTTCGTAAGATAGTAGGTGTTGCCGTAGTGACAATTCCTGATATAATTGTAGAAGGATCATCTTATAATATCACTGTAGAGAATGACTCGGAGGGTATTGCCAATATGACCGCATCATATACAGCAGCACCCGGAGATATTTATACAACAGTTGTAGGAGGACTTATTGTCGATCTTAATGCAAGAGGATTTGAATATGTAGGTGTTTCCGCAGATGGGCATTCTATATGGATATACACAAGATACAGACTATTTAAGCAAACACCGACACTTGAAGCGGGAGACGTAACCACAGTATTTAAAGATTTTTATTTTGCCGCATACATTCTCTCTTATGGCAATACAGTAACTTTTCCGATTCTTAAATGTGGTGCTACTCATGCTTTTGGAATAGTATATAAAGATCGGGCAGGGAGGTGTTGTTCCGTAATTAAAACACCAATATTTACAGTTTATATACCTTTCTATTCGGAAGATTCTAATAATCTTTTTGAGACAATAGCAAAACTGGTCTTTAAGATTAATCATAAACCTCCTTCATGGGCAGAGTCTTATGAGATAGTTTATTTTGGTAACGTCTCTATGGATTATTTTTTGCAGATGAGGGCAAATAATATTACCGCACTTGCAGGCGCAGTGAACCGATTCTCATTAAATATTGCAGATACTATTGTATGGACGCAGACTCAAAATAATAGGTGGAGAGTGCCCCCTTATGATTGGCTCGCAGGAGATCGGTTAAGGCTTATGGGAATTATTAATCAGACAACATATTATGGAGAGGCCATTGGTGGCGGGTTCGTTTATGATTATGAGATTGAAGCAACAGGAACTCAGTACGATGAAGAACCTATTGGTGGTGATTGGTTGATTTTTCAAGCTACACACCGCCCTAATCTATTTGTCAACGAAACTAATATTCTTGTAGAGGTTTATCGACCACGTAAAGGACTGTCTCAGACGGTTGCTTATGGCACGGGGATGGTATTTGATATTGCAACTGATGTATTTGGCAATAGGTATCATAAAGGAGACGTTGATCAGTCCTTCGATGCAAATGGAGTATGTATTGTTGCTGCCGAGGTTAATAATACTGCAAATGATAGTTGGAAATATTATAGACTAAACTATAAGTTTGAGTCAACCGAGATACAACCATTCTGGGCCGAGAGCATGTTCCCGAGCGATTGGTGGAGAGACCAGATTGTTACAAATAGACTAACATCCATAGGATTTCCGTTCCTTGACGATCTCAGTCAGAGACAGAGGGTGTTGGATGAGAGAATACGCCACGGTGGATTCCTGATAACCGGCACGCGGACAAACAACATCGCTCATTTTACTTTTGATGACTTTATGGACTTACCAAAGAGGAACGGTGATATTACAGGACTCAGGGAGGTAGGATACACGCTGAAAGTCATTCAGATGTATAAAGAGACGAGCATCTACATCAACCGCATACAGACTTTTAATCCTGATGGCACGGAGCAGTTCACCCTTACAGATAAGTTCCTTGCAGAACAACGACCTATGGAATCGGATTATGGATGTCAGCACCCCGATAGTATCATGGTCAATGGCAGGAATCTTTATTATTGGGATCACTCACAGGGTAAATTTATTCGGTCAGCACCCAATGGTCAGATAGTCTTGGATATTAAGATGAAGCGGTGGTTCAAAGACCTTATTAAGTGGATACAGGCAAACGGTGGCGGTAAGACCTTAGAGACACGCACAGGTGCTAATAATGAGCATGATGAGATATGGTTGACGTTCAGGATGGGAGACGAGGTACGGGGTGTTATTTTCAGTGAGAAGCAGGGTCGGTACATATCGCGAATCAATCAAATAACCGAATCATACGTCCACTTAGGAAATTTCTTCGCACATTTGTATCATCAAAGGGTTTGGATAATGAATGTTGATGAGGGACAGGATTATCTTTCATGGGTCGGAGTGCCTACTTATGCAGAGATAGAGGTTGTGTCGAACATAGAACCTGTCAGGAATAAGGTTTATAATGCGATTGCGCTGTTTGCAGATCACGAGATGAACTCATTACCCAAATATGTTTACATACCCACAGAAGCATCGGGAGGCAATGACATCATGGAAAGCAATGTTCCGATTTGGGACAGGAGAGAAGGGGTGTTCTTTGGAGAGGTACTTAAAGATGAAAACTCAAAGGGTAGTTTTATAAGTCTTAATGACAGAAAGATGAATGGAAGGGCAATGAGAGGAAGATACTGTTTTGTGAAGTTGAACACCGAGGAACACGATGAGAAAGTAAGAATTGATTCGATAGTAATATTTTCAACACCAAGCGAACGAAATATTTAAAAAATGAGTAAATTAGCTGAAATAATACCCGTATTTGTTGAACAAACCCCCGCTTTTAAGGATTTTGAAGAGGGTAAGTTATACATTACAAAAATAAGAGGCTTCGCCACTCATTTATGTGCCTGTGGCTGCGGAGGATTAACTGTTTGTGATCTTAAACCCGAATGGAAGGACGGCTGGGATTTAACTGAAAACATAAATGGCACTGTTACATTGCGCCCCTCAATAGGAAATTGGAAAGGACAAAACCCCTATCATGCACATTACTATATTACAAACAATAAAATAGAATGGGTATGAAAACTAAAAACCTAATTACCCCAAAATTGATTAATATTTAAAGTCATGGACTATACTTTACCAAAAGCCAATTTATTTAAGCCTGTATCTCAATGGGGAGGAGGTGGAGGAAATGCCATGTCTTCAGCAGTAGGTACAGCAGCACGTATAGGAATGGGTGCAGCATCAGGAGGCACAAGTGAGATCATCGCTCAGGTGCTTAATCTTATTCCTTCGATATTTCAAGGTATCACAGGTGCTTCACAATTAAAGAAGGCACAGAAGATTGAAGATCAGAGTCCACGTCCGGAGGCAACGATAGCACCGAGTATTGAAAAACTTGTCAATTACTCGTATGGACAGACTCTTAATCAGGATATCCCCGGTGGTGAGATGTACCGCAATGAGATAAAAGGAGCAACCGCAGCAGGCATGAAAACTGCATCGGAACTTGGTAGTGGTTCAGAGGCTTATGGTATGCTTGGTGAAATGGTTGGCAGGGAACAAAACTCATTTGGAGACCTTGCAAAAATGACAGCACAGGATGTCGCAGGAAAGAAGGATGTCTATGGTCGCTCATTGGAAGTAAAAGCCGGAGAAGAAAACCGTGTATGGGATTGGAATAAAGCACAACCATATATGCAGGCAGCACAGATAGCAGCGATGTTAAGAGACTCAGGACTGAAGAATATTAACTCAGGGGTTAAGAACGTGCTTGGATCGGGTGCAGAATATGTCAGTTCCCTGAATCAAAACAATGACTTTCATTCTTCACTCGCATGGGGAAAGGGCAAAAATAGCGGAGTTGCGGGAAATGTCAGTATGGATGATATTACCAATGCAGTCAGCAAGTATCTTAATAGTGGTAGTAAAAATTAAACACCATGGCAAATAAAGGCAATATAGACCCCGCAATGCAAGCAGCACCTTATCTTGGCGATTCATCCCATGATCCTATTGAGTTTACGAGACGTCAGACCATGATTAAATATCAGAGGGGAATGCAGCGTCAGGAAGAAATCAAAAGAAATGTTGCTATTGGATTGGATCAGTTAAAAGTTAAGTTGGATGGATGGAATGACAAAGGAGGATTTGACCAGATCAATGAACGTCTGCAGCAGTCTAAGAATTTTGTCACAGAACTCTCAGGTAAGGGGGTAAATATATTCAGCCCTACAACAAAAGAAGATGTCACCGCTTATAAGGCAGCATCGGACTATATTGCAAAGACCAAAGAGTTGGCCGATATCCGTAATAATCAGAAAGTCAAAACAGATGCCATCTATGCCTTATTAAAAGCGGATGAAGTAAAGAATCCAGAAGATCAGACGGTAAACAGGGAAAAGACCCAAGCGAACTTATCATTGGCACTGAAGGGTAAGACTATTGAGGAGAGGGATGAGATCCTGAATAACGCATTGGTGTTGAATCCACAGATTGGGGACGTGCAGAAATTCATCAGTTCCATTAAAGACCGTATCACAAAACTTCCGGTTAAGACATGGCAAAGTCCTGATGCTGATGGGGTACTTCAGACATATACATCTGAGGTGTCCGATTCTAAAACAGAAGAGCAAATATACAAAGATTTACGTGCTCAATATAAGTACGCACCTACCGAGGTTAAGAACTATATCAAACAGCAAGGCGAGTTAAACAAGGGCAATGAGCCAGTAGGGTTTACTGATGAAGATCGTTTTCTCGCAATAGCCAGACCCGCATATAAAGAGAAATTCAGTCAGAAGGCAGCAACGTCCAGTGGTAGTGGAGGAGTTCCTTTTACTTTCCTTGGTGCGCAAGCAAAAATAACTCCGGGAGAACACCAGACAAATGATCTTGTGTATGGAGGCATAAACTTTAATGACAGATATGATATTTCTTCCAATAAGCCATTTTTCATACCGCCTGCAGGAGGAAAATATTCAACGGAAACAGAGTGGAAACCTATTCCAGAGGCAGGAGGTCCAGTAGAGGGTAATGTGCTTTTCTACGATCCGAATACTGATTCAGTTGTGTTTAAGGTGTCTCAGGACGCACGTTATCCGTGGATAAAAAACAACACCACCATTTCAATACCTCGTAAAAACCTTGCCAAGGCAGACGACCTTCCGGTAATGGTTGACGGAAAGAAAAAGACATTAAAGGATATTCTTCCGGCAGAGGCAGCCACCGCAAAGAAAAAGGCATATAATCCCAAAACAGGTAAATTTGAATAATCATGGAAGATCCTAAATACACCAAGGCATTATATGACCAACTTAGTTCTAAACTTGAATTAGGAACACAGGCTGATTTTGAAAAGCAGATAGGTACTGATGAGAAGTTTCGTAAAGCTATTTTCGATCAGGCAGGTAGCGAATTAGACCTTGGTGATTACAAGACCTATGAGGGTTATGTAAAAAAAAAAGAATCTCCGGCAGACTATGGACTGCCAAGCAAAGAAGTTTTTTCAGAGATGTTTGGCAATATTTCAAAAGAGGTAAGTCAACGTCCAAAACTAAATAAAACAACATTAAGCCCATCAGATGAAGTTAATTTTGAAAAATGGACAGCAGGAGAACCAGAGAATGATTTATATGATTTTCGTGGATTTTACGAGGCTGAAAAGCAAAGCGGAACATTAAAACCTTCAATGGGGGATTATTTAAAATCAGACCCTGATTTTCATTTTGGTTCAATAGGTTTAAATGGGAAAGTATTAAAATCTCCTGATCATCCCACTTTTGAAAAAACATTGCAAGGCGAAGAACAAATGGGCAATGAGTTATATGTTGATGAAGAAAGTACATTAAGAACTCGTCCAAAAACGCATCAATTTGACACCCCTAATTTATCATTAAAATCACCAGAGTTTAAAGGACCCGAACTTGAAACATTAAGCGGGACCGTTGCTGCTTATGTATCTGGAAAGAGAATAACTGATAGGGAATACAAGGCGGAAGCCGAAAAAAGAATAAGCGAGATTGATACTAAGTTAAAGGAACTTCCGAAGGCACAGATGCAGACAGGGGATGTCGGTGCAGGTACAGATTTTAAATTTGCATCAACCCCCGAAGAAGATGAGAAACTGAAATTACAGCAAGAAAGAACAAAACTGACTGAGGCGATAACGACTCCTACAAAAGCACAGTATCTCTTTGGGAAAGCATACAGTCAGTCCCTTATAGGATTAGCGAATAAGATTATGACGGGAAGCGAACTTACATCTCCCGAATGGTTGGCTAAATATGATGCAGGGACGCTTACCGATGCCACAGCCACCGCACTTGGGTTTATGATTGATATGCCTTTCTTTGGTGGCATGGGCAAGGTAGGTGCAGAGATAGGCAAGGTTGCAGCAAAGCCTATTGTGGATAGGGTAATGGCTAAAGGTGTTGAGAAACTTATGAAAGCAGGCATAGAGGAAACCCTTGCAAAAAAGCTCACTCTAAATGCAGCTACAAAGGTATCTCAGAGCATTGCAGGAATGACATCATCAGGTGTAGCACTTGGTTCATATACCTCAGTATCAGACGCATTAAATCAATGGGCAGTACCGGATGCAAACTTTGATGATATTAAATGGGGGCAGTCACTTAAAAAAGGGGTAAAAAACTTTGCTCTTGGAGTTGGTGTCGGAGGATTAGGACTTGGAAGTGCAGCGATAGCATCTAAGGCATCTGCAATACCAAATGCGGCAGCAAGAATAGGAACTAAGGTTGGTGTTGCAACCGGAGGATTAACTGCCGAGAGTGCATTATTCACCTATGGAGGCGCATTATTGGACGGACGTGCGCCAAATGAAGTCACAGGCAAAGAGTTTCTCGAAACAGTGGCATTACTCGGACTATTGAAAGTATCAAATGTAGCAGGGAATATTCCAGAGGCAGTTACAAAACCTAAAGAAACCCTGACTAATCTATATCGGTCATTGCAATACGACCCAAAGAAACCCGGACAGGGACAATTTGAAGTCGATATTGAACCATGGGAGGTTGATGCCATGGGAGGAAAAGACTATAAATCAGTAATGGATATCGCATCGAAAGATGATAAAGTACTTGCTGATATTTTAAATTCAGATAAAGTGCCTGCATTACTAAAGCAGAAACTACTCTGGGGAGCAAGAGGAGTTGCGATACAGGATGTCAATATCAATGCTGAAAAAGTCGTCCCAAATGAGGAGTTTGTGGATATCTATAACAAAGAGGGCGTATTAGTTGATAAGAGGAAGTACGCATCAAAGCAAGAGGCAGATCAGGCATCTCTTGAAATGGGTTTGCAGTTGGAAGACAATAAGATGCAAAGACGTTCCGCAGAACCGGATGTTGACAGGGTTAAGATTATCTCTGACTTAAAATCTAAGGGAACTGATGTTGATAAGTTGTTAATGGCCGTTGATAAGCCAGTTAAGGAACGCACACCCGAAGAAAGTAAGATGGTTGGTGACTACTATTCAATGATACCGAAAGAGAAAGCAAAAGAAAAGGGTACGGATAAAGTATCAATCGGAGAACGGGATATTGTAACTCAGTCAGAAAAAAACATCTTAAAGATCAAATCCGAGAGTTCATTCAATATACCTATTTTAAAGGGCAAAGAACAAGTAGGAAAAGCCACTATTGAGGACACCCCCGATGGATGGAGAATCAAATGGATTGAGGCAGCCAGACCGGATAAAGATACTCGTGGAGCAGGAAGGGATGCAATGATACTCTTGAATAAAGAGGCATTAAAAGAAGGAAAGGTATTGATGTCTGATGTTGAAGGTAAGAACTCATCCGATATGCAAAAGGCATGGGAGAAACTTGTTGAGGCAGGGGAGGCAGTACAGTTACCTGATAAAACGTGGTCGTTCAATAAGCCAGAGAAGCCAATAGAACCCGCACCGGATAAGCCAAAAGCCAAGACAGAAGAACCTATTGTTGAGCCTAAAAAACTCACTAAAAAACAACAGGCAGAAGTAGACAGAGCTCAGGCAGCACTTGAGAAGTCAAGTAAGCCGAAAAGAACTGTTAAAATATCCCCAAATAGTGAGTCGGGAAAGATAGTCAATGCAACCCCGAGTGATTTTACGGATTCTATGGCTCAGTTTCTTTTAAGTGGAGGCACTTTAAGTAGGGCTGATTTTCTCAGGCATTCAAACTATGGTAATAAGGATATTGTAGGTGGAGGGTTGAGTTTCTACCTTAATAAAGAGAAGGGTGTGGCATTTGATGTGTTGCATGAGAGATTAGCAGAAGAATATGGTAGAAAAAATGGTGGAGAGATAACACCAGATGACATTCTCAAGGCTATTGACGCACTTAAAGTTGACGGCAAACTAAATAAAGGGACTATAATTCAGAAGTTCAAGGAACGTCATAAAGAGATTGACTGGCAGGATAAAGAAGTTCTCAGTCCCGAAGAAAGAGCAAAGAGAGACATGGATGATGACCTGGAAATAGTCAAAAGCACCGGAGAATTTACTGATCTCGTAAAGGCAGCAGAGGGAGACAAGGACGTAGAGGATGCCATAAAAGCCTTCCAGACTGAGTTAGGCAGTGGCGAGTTCGATTGGGATTATATAAAGGATAAGATAAAAACCGATCCTGAATTTTTTGTCAATAACTGGTTATTTGATTTAAAACCGGAACAGATTAAAAAGTTAAACGAAATACTATCAAACAATGGAGAAAAAATCGAATTTAGCGAAAGGGTTGCACAGCCTCCTGTTATTGAAGGCAAAGGCAAAGGGGACATCGTATCTGGAAGAATTGAGACTCCTGCGGGAGAAAATGGACCAAAAGAAACTGGAAAGCCAGAAGAAGTAAAACCCATCATAGATGAAAAACCAATTGACACAGCAAATCCTCCAATTAGCAAAGGAGAAGAAAATATCGTTTCAGGAGGCACAGAGGCAGGTAAGGAACCAGTTGTTACAGAAGGTGAAGCAAAACCTATCACAAAACCCGAAGAAATAAAATTTGCAAGACGCACAGATGGGATATTAAAAAATAAATCAGAATACACTCCCGAAGAATGGACGCAATACACCAAGTCTGTTATTGATAAAAAAGGTTCTGAATTACCCATTACCCCAATAGAAAAGATAGTTGTAAACACTCTAAATAGTTTTAATGATAAGGTGAAACAGGGAGAAAACCCAACTGATCTATTAGATAAATTAAAAACAAATCTCAGTATTGAAGAAAAGGGAGCAGATTGGGAAAAGGGTGGCATAGGGGAGAATCAGTTGCGGAAACAAAATATCGCTGACCTAAAAGAAGCAATATCAAGAATTGAAGCACAAATAAAACCTATCACAGCCACCGGAGAAAAAGTAAGCACCACTCTCAATGATGCAGTATCAAAATACGGATGGAGTGCAGTAAAGAATCCAGAAGGTTTTTGGTTGCAGAACAAAGACGGTAAACCCGTGGTGAAAGTAGTTATGAACACCAAAAAAGGCACATATAAGTTCCTTGACATGTCAGGGACAAAACTGATGGATGGCAGAGGACAACTTGAAAAGAGTGCGGAGAAACTTCTGAAGGACATGTATTATGCGAAAGAGGTGAAGCCGAATATTGAAGAACTCAAAAATACAACGCAAGGTAAACTGATTGCAGGAGTTGGGGGGAAAATTGCAGAACTACAATCCAGAGGCGCAAAGGTTGATCATTACCAAAGACTACTTGAATCATACGAAAAGAGTCCGAATCAGAAAACGAAAGATAAAATACTTCAGATTGAGAAGGAACTTGGATATGAAGAACTCGGTAATAGTTATTTTAACACAAAACCGGAAATAGTACAAGATATATCAAAAGATTTATTAGGCAATCCCAAAGAAGAGTCTATGCTTACTTTTAACGAAAGGTTGAAAGAGAGATTTGGGGAGAAGCAAGTTACGGAAGCAACCAAGGAAAATTTAAGGGTTCAGTACCAGAGAGAACTTGACAGAGGCTATCTAAAGAAATTCGTAGAAGAAGGTAGAATAACACAAGCGGATGCAGATGCAGTTCTCGAAAGTGCAGGATTAAAAGCACCTAAGATAGAAACATCGCCAACACAAGGAATTAAGTTCAAAGACAAGACATACACCGAAGTAGATCAGGTATTAGATGCTCTTGATAAGGGGGATATCACTTTTGAGGAATCCAAACAGTTACGTGAAGATGTAGGCAAGTTTGAGGATGATTTGCGCAAACAGGCTACCAATAACTCCACCAACATGGATAAGAAGATGGGCAACCACACCAAGGATGCCGAGGACGAGATGCTAAAGACATTCGGTAAGAAAAAAGGAGGTAATGGTAAAGTAGCAATAAGGTTTCTGCCACCCGATCCTATTCCACTGATGAACACCGTACTCTACAAACAGTTGGTAAAGGTCAGAGATGCTTTAAATAATCGTATTGCCAATGTATTACAGGCAGGCATGAAAAGTCAAATGGACTTATTGAGATGGCCAAGCAAAGCCATTACTAACTTCTGGGGTGGATTGGGACGTACACAGGCTGACATACATGGCAAAGGAGGGAAACCAGGGAAACTTGCATTCACAGGTACAGTTAAGTCATTTGCACCTTATGAAGCGAAAGAACTAAGAGGGAAATGGTTGGATATAGTTCATTCAGATCCCGAATCATTACGCAGGGTGCTTGATGTGCTTGACCCTGATCCTGAGTTTGCAATAGAGAAACTGAGTTATGGTGACTTGTCACTTGCTGAAAAGAATCTATATTTTAAGATGAGGGACTGGAATACATGGGTACATGAGACAAACTATGCCAATGGGTTCCTTGACACCGAGACATATCTGAAAAACAAAGATGTGACGGGTGACTCAAAATACATTGCCCGCATGTACGATAAATATGAAGGGGAGACATTACTTGACCCTGCCATACAGGAGTTTATTAACAGGGGAAATAGTGCCATCACTACAAAGATGATGACCGATATGTTTAAGGCACGTGAGGAAAGTACGGAATGGAAAAAGGAACATGCCATACGTGACCCGACTTATCTTACTGCAAAAAGAGTCATGCAGACGATACAGAATGTGGCTATAAAGGGTTATATGGACTTAGTGATACAGGAACATCCCGACTTCGTGTTATCGCTTAAGAAGGGTGAAGCAGTGCCAAAGGGATACACCAAGCTTGGAAGTTCATACAGTTGGGGCCCGTTCCGAAACAAGGCAGTGATAAACCATGTCGTTGAGGACTTCACAGGGTTTTATTACTCCAATGCAGTTGCTAATGACCTTTACAATGCTTTTAAGAAGGTTGACAGATCGAATGTAAATCAGTTTTACAAGAAACTAAGGACTGTCTATAATCCCATGGTACAACTTGGGAACGTCACAGGAAATATATTCTTTGCATCGGCTAATGGCATTAATCCAGTATCATTCTTAGGTAAGTTTCCTGAAGCAATAAAATTATATCACAAGAGTCCCGAAGTATATAAGGCATTATTAAAAACCGGACTGATAGGCGATGTAGCTTTCACCGGAGAAATGAAGCCACTTGCAATCATTAAAAGCAAAGAGGGAGGCAAGTTAAGCAAAGCCGATGAACTCGCTACAAAAGCGTATGTAGGTGCAGATAATATCGCTAAGATTTCCGCATACTTGGTTTTCAGAGAGCAGGGCATGAGCCATGATGCGTCTGTCAGAAGGGCTTATGATGCGTTTCAGAACTACTCTACGGTAGGCAAGACATGGGACTTTACATCAAAAATACCATTGATTGGTCCGACATTTGCAAAGTTCCAGGCAGACTTGCAAAGGATACTTGTGAATAACATTACCACAACACCCCTAACATTGATAGGCACTCTTATGCTTATCAAAATGGGAGGGATACTTGCAAGTACCTTATCCGGTGAGACAGAAGAAGAAAGAAAGGTCAGAGAGGGCAGGAAAGGAGTGGCTAAGATACCGCTTGTCAATATCCCATTGAGTTTTAAAGTAGGTAAATCAGAGGTGAATGTTGCAAGATATTTGTCTCCATTATATAACTACAACTATGCAGATGCAGGCACGCAGTTATCAGAGGTAAGTAAGTTCCTTCCAATTCAATTATCAAAAGTCAACAGACCAATATTAGGGGAGACTTCTAACCTTCCGGCTTTTGCTGATGCTACATGGGGATGGATAGGATCGGTAGCGTTTGACAGGGATTATCGTGGCATCTCGATTCAGAACCCCAACGCATCTGCCTATCATAATGCCAATATCACCACAGATGAAAGGATATTAAATGTTATGACATACATTGCCAGAAGTCAGGTGCCATTCTTTAAAGGCGCACAGGACATGTATGATGGCATCCGTGGCAATCTGGACTATTATGGAAGGAAAAGAGATTGGAAACAGACTATACTTAATAATGTTATAAAGATTCAAGAGTTCGATAAACCCGAATTAAAGGTATATGTGGAACGAAATATTGATTATCTGACAAACAGATACACCGCACTTGCTCAGAGAATGGGAGATGCAAATTCCGATTTTCTCAAAACAATAAAAAATGCTGAAGAAAAAGGGTTATCCGCAGAGGCACTGGCACGTGCATACACCGTGGCAGATAAGAAGCGATCAGGACAGTTACAGAAGTCCATGGATGAGCAGGTGCCGGTAATGCAGGAACTCGAAAGGCTCACTAAGGTATATGCAGGTTGGTACCCGAAAGATGAATCTATTGGCACAAACTTTCAACATCTCGAGTCGGGAAAAAACCAGAGATTTAATGTTCTCAATGACGTTGACCTGCAGAAGAAGTACCCAGCCGAGTATTCTATCCTCAAAAAGAATGACCTGTTAAATAAGCCTGTAATACCCTCATACTGGCAGGGTGTACAACTGAGTGAAGAAGATAGAAAAACCTACTCAAATGTCTATTGGTCAGAGTATCTAAGGAATCTTAATTCCATGGGACTAACCATACAGGAGGAGATGGATGAGGCGAAAAAGAGCATAACCAACATCATCGAATCCACGACACGTCCAGTGCCAGAAAAGACCACAACATTACAGGAGATGGCTGCCGATGCTGCAAGTTCAGCTCGTGACATAGCAAATGAATCAATCAGGTCTAAAAAATAAAAACCGTATCATCTATGCGTATAATGGGAGTCTCAGCAACGGGACTCTTTTATTTTGGGCATTGTTTAAAACTATTTGTTTATTTTATTTGTTTAAACGAAAATGTTTATTAATTTTGACAAATAAATTTATTTATCCCCATGGAAGAGAAATACGGATTATTAAAAGATGTTGAATGTAAGTTTGCGAAAACTGACCCAACTATCATTGAGGGAATGTCTAAGAGGTTAGGTATTCCTATTGATCACATGAAGCACATGTTAAGATACAACATGTTTACGGTAAGCCAATTTGCTGATTTATCACAATTAGCGATATCCACTATCACAAACAAGACTCGTCCATTGATGATAGATGGTAAGTACGGCACGGAGTTGGATTACTGCTATCCTTATCAAAACATAAATGGGGATAGCCCCAAATTCATTGTAAGAAATGAGAAAGCAGAAAAATACCTGAAGGCATGAACGATACTATTCAGATAAGAAGCTGGGCAACAACTAATACCACCAAATATAAAGGAATAAGCCGATTCCAAAAATTCATCTGCAAAACATTCAGTATTCCCCTGCCAGTAGAGAAATGTTTTTTTGAGGCAGTTGTTAGTTTTAGTAATCCTGAAAAAGTTAGAAAAAATGACGTACTCCTTATTCCTAATGGGAATGGATGCTGGATGGTAATTTCAAATGAATATTATCCTTTTTTTGTAATCTCAAGTTTAGATGCTCTTGCGGAAGACCCAAAATACGCAGGAGATACTTGTGTTATAGCAAGTGCATTTGCTGAAAGAGAATCTGTATGACCTTTGAGGAACTAAATATTGAGGTAAAGAGTGGCAAGGTGCGTTATAGCACCACGTGCCCGAAGTGTAATGACACCCGTCAGAAGCATAAGAACGTCCCATGTCTTACTGTTAATAATGAACCGGATAACAGGTGGTTCCATTGTAACCATCCGACTTGTGGATACTCAGGCAATCTTGATTTGATGGATAAGTATGATAAGGTTGCAGAAAAGTCTCGTATGCCAAAACAAATCGCTGAGACATATTCAAAAGAGGTCAGGGAGTACTTGGAGAAGCGAGGCATAGATCAGAAGACCGCACTCAAAGAGAAGATTTACGAGTTCGCTATGCGAATCCCTAATGGTTCAAAACCAATAATGGGATTTCCATTTTATATCAACATGACGCTTGTCAATGTAAAATACTTTGATATGAGATGGAAGGCAGGTCAGGATGGTCCAAAGTGGTGGCAGATGAAAAGAGACCTTGGCACAAAGGCAATATTCCTTGGTATGCAGAACTTATCCTTTGATGTGGATGAAAAGAAAGAGGTCATTATAACAGAAGGTGAATGGGACTGGCTGACATGGAAACAATGTGGTTATAAGAATGTGGTGAGCGTGCCTATGGGAGCACCGAATCCCAATGCAAAGGAGTTTGAACATGAGTTTGATTATGCCAATGATAAATACGTGCAGAGTTTCTTTGCTCCATCTGATCCACAAAAGGGTTACATAGGCATTGACAGCATCATCTTCAGCACCGATAATGATAAGCCCGGACATGTATTACGCAACCAATTAGCCCTTATCTTTGGGAAAGAGAGGTGTAAGTACATCCAATATCCGGGAGGCTATAAGGACATCAATGACGTATTTAAGGGCAATAATAAGACTGAGGTATTACTTCCGGCACTTGGTAAAGCAGGTGTTGATGAGTGTTATCAGAATCTATCATCATTCCCGGTAAAGGGTATAGTAAGACCGCAGGATGTCAGGGAAGAATTGGAGTTGATCGCAGCCGATGGGTTCACTCCAGGTCTTGGAATAGGGGTACCCTCAATAGATGAGTTGTTTACACTCAAAAGAAAGCAGTTTACAGTAGTTACGGGACTACCGAGCGCAGGGAAATCGGTATGGGTACGGTGGTATCTGTCTGAGTTTGTACGGCATAACACCGAGGAGACTATCAAATGGGCACTATTCACTCCTGAGAATCGTCCAGTATCAAGAGAACAGGCAAAGATAGCAGAGGTAATAACAGGTCAGTCATTCAAGAGAGGTTATCGAAACTCAATGTCAGAGGAATTGAGGAATAAGACCATGCGTTATATTCAGAAGCATTTCTTCTTCATCTCACCAAATAAACTTAGTTTTGAGACATGGATGGGAAAGGTAGATTCAGATCATGTGAATAGCATGGAGTCACTATTACAGTATCTTATCTATCTAAAAAAGACTGAGAATATCTTTGGGTTTGTCATTGATGCGTGGAATAAGATCGAGCATGAGCAACCAAAGAACCAGACTGAGACCACGTTCATAAGCAAACAATTGGATTTTCTTATAAATTTCTGCGATGTTTATGATGTTCATTGTATCCTTGTAGCACATCCGACAAAGATTGAGAAGGTAGGGATAAATTATCGGATGCCCTGCTTATATGACATAAAAGGGAGTTCAGCATGGAAGGAAAAACCGGATATTGGAATAATACTTCACCGCTATATTAATAGAAAACGTCCGGCAGATGAGATACCCGATGATGCTACTGATGATGATAAGATAATCATTGACAAAGACGCACCGACTATTGTGAATATTGAAAAGATAAGATTTGAGGAGATTGGTAGGATGGGGAAGGTTAAGATGCGCATGGACTTTGCAAAGGGAGGAAGATTCTTTGTCGTGGAGGACGAGAAGAAGAAAACCGAAGTAAAACCCATTGACGGAAAACTCAATCCCAAACAGGATAAAGACGAAGTATTCGATAACGGCAAGGATGAACTAAGCGACCTGCCTTTCTAAAATATAATAATATGTGTACAAAACAGAATAAAATATCAATGGCTAATTGGGGAGTTGTAGGAACAGAGCAATGCCAGAAGCCTGAATATAAAGACGGACTATGTGCTTATCATTATAAGCGGAGTATCGAGAAACAGTTACCTTGGGGCAGGCGTAAAGGATATATTGACGCAACGCAGGATGATTTAAACAAAGGACGTAGTTTGAAACTTAAAACAAAAAACGTACATCATCTTTTTAAGGTTAAGAACGGAAAGGTTATCCGGTACAATAATAAGACTGATCGGTATGACATAGAAACAGAGATGCTTCCTCATTATGATTTATTTTGCGTAACCTCATTTTAATATAAACTATAAAACTATTTGACATGACAAACAACGAAGATTACAGACCAGACAACATCGAATTTAACGTCAGTAAAGACGGAACAAACATCCCAGAAAGCCTTGGTGAATTTGCAACACCTGAAGAAGCCGGTAAATTTATTGGCTCAAATCTCACAGCATTGAATCGTGGAGTGACGGTGTCACGCCATATGGATGCCTTTGAAAAGAAAACATGCAGGGATGACTACCAGGATGTCCTTGAAAACCTTGTGCCGGTGTATGAGAAGGAACTATCAGCAGCAGAACTTGCTCTGGCGAACGCAAAGGCCACTTTAAAGAACTCACAGGAGGCATACGACTTCACTATTAACCGTGCCAAGAATCTCGCAGCTGAGGCTAAAAGAGGCTTAAAAGACATGATTCTGGATGAGAAGTACACGTATAGGATTCCATATCAGGGCAGATTCTATTTCTACACCTACATTGATGGTTCATTGAGGCTTTGCCTTATCAGGGAGATCGTTGATTCCGAAAAAACGGAAATTTGGAGTCAAATGGGTGCTAATGAAGAGTTCATTGATAAAACCTTTGCACCAAAAGAAGAAAAGAAAGGAGGCAAAAAATGAAAAACAGCGTTGTTCAGCCAATGTCATTTGAAGAATGGCAGAAACTTTCTGATGTAGAAAAATCAAAATATTTGCCAAAGGGTGAAGATATTATTATTAATCTTGATTGTCTTATTCTTACTATTCAGGAAGCAATGGATTTAAAAAAAGAAATTCCTGACCATATTATTAAGGCATATAATTATTTGATAAATAAGAAGTAATGAAGATTTTCATGTATATTGTTTTGTGCTTAACACTAATATCACCTATGATATTCTGTGTTGTTCAAAGTAATTATAATCCGCCTATTTCTAATATGATAGCATCAGTTTATTCTTATGTATTGGGTGCAATTATAGTCAGTGCTCTTTTGGGTCGCATATTTTATTTACTTTATATAAATTCTAAACCATGATTGTACTCGGAAGCGCAGTATTAATAAAGCCAGACAAACTACCTGAGAGGACAAAAACAGGAACGCTCATCATACCAGAGAACTCCGTAGAGATGTTACCGGAATGGGGTGTAGTGCAGGATTGTGGCAGTGAGTGTGACACCGTGAAGGTAGGGGAGAGAATACACTTCCCTCGCAGGAGTGCCAATGTCATCACGATAGATGGCGAGGATTTTTTCATCACCAATGAACACCGATTGTTTTACATAAAAGAAAAGATATGAATAAAATTAAATTTAATGATGCAAGTGATCGAAGGATGAAGGTAATGCCATTATCATTGGCTGAACAGGAAACCGTTATTGATGCCTTAAATTATCTTCTGGAAAACGACAACGGCAATATAGCGCAAACGTGGTTTGATTTGCTCCAAAGATTTGTTGATAATTATTCCAAACTTGAGCATCACAAGGTAACGACAGAAGGACTATCAGCGTTTGATTCAGACCCCCGTAAGCTTCTTTATGAATTTTGGCAAAGAAGTTCAGATGCTTGTCCTTTAGAAGTAGGGGAAGCGGAAAAACAAGAAGAACTATTTAAGCAATGGGTCAGTCCTGCCATAATTGACATAACATTTTAAAGAAGGAGTATATGAGCAACGAAAAACAGAAACCGCTTATCGACGATTTGCTTGATGAACATTTTCCTGAAGCAAGTTATAACACACGTATCCGTGAAAAGGCCAAAGAGATGACGCTTGAATTTTTTAAATTGGCAAGACAGGAATATGCAATGCAGGAGGAAATAAATCTCGCATTGCTTTTCGGAAGAGAATTAACACAGGATGAAAAAGATCGTAACCTTAAAAGATGGGGATTTTAATTATGAGCAACGCCAATAATTATGCCTTTGCCAACAAGCTACAAGGCTTCAAAGAAAAGATTCTCGACACCCATATTGCCAAGACAGAGGAGGCAAGAGTGATAATGCACGACCCAAACTACGCATGGGATAGTGAGGACAAGAAGAAGTCTGGACAGGCACGGTACGACTCTTACAAGGCATGGCAGGTGTACTACCAGACTTTCTACGATGAGGGACTGAAGCTATGCACACAGCATGAGCAACTTGTTGATAAGATGTCAAAGGTGTACGACAAATGGTACAAAGACATCAGTAATGAAGGCAGGCAAGAAGTGGAGTTGATGTCATGTCAGGCAGATTGGCTTAATGAGATATTTTTAGAAATATTCAATGAATTGAAACCGCTTGGGTTGGAAGGGATGAAACCGCCGGCAGCACTTAATATGAAATAATATGAGATCAGATTTACAAATAACACGAATCCCTCCTCATAGCCCCGAATGGTTTAAGTACCGTGAATCAGGTATTGGGGGAAGCGAGACAGCAACCGTATTGGGGCTGAATCGTTATGATACCGTAACTCGAACTTATTATGAAAAAATAGGCGCAACTGAACCACGGCATTTTGATAATGCGAAGATGTTCTTCGGAAGATACATGGAGGACAATATTGCTGAACTCTGGAAGTATTATGATGGGACTACTGATGGGTGGATTGAGAACTACAAGAATAAAAAGATCATCAGGGATTGTCGTGCCGTAAATGGTTTTGTGGTCAATCCAAAATATCCGTGGTTATTTGGTTCTTTCGACAGGGTGCAGAACATTAAGGGCGGTATAAACCTACTCACAGGGGAACCTCTAAAGACGGAGGCGGTACTTGAAATTAAGACATTAAGCTATTGGAGTTCGCAAATGTGGGAGGGAGGTATTCCCCTGTCATATCTGATCCAGATACATGTTTACATGATTATTCTCGAATGTGATTATGCTGAAATAGCTATTCTAAAGGACGGGTCAGAATTTATTGTTGAAAAATATACCCGTGATGAAGGTCTATGTGAAAAAATCTTAAACATAACTCAGTCATTTTGGGAAAAACTTGTCATTCCCGGAAAACAGGCACAGATAAAAAAACTCGAAGCAGAAAAGGTAGGAAATATTTCTGAAGTAGAGAAGTGGGATGCTGAAATACAAAAGCATGAACCTGAGCCAGACACCACGGAAGCATATCGAGAGTTTCAGAGCGAAAAGTTTCTTAAAGAAAGAGACACCATTGAGGGTAATATGCGTCTTTATGACATCTGTAAGCAGGATAAAGTTCTCAATGGCATATCAGGATTGATAGAAGAAAAAAGAAGCGGATTGAAAAACACCTTGATAAAAGAACTTACCGTTGCCGGAGCAGAAATGATTGATTTTGGAAGATTAGGAAGTGCAACATGGTCAGAGCGCAAAGGTGCAAAGTCACGTACATTTAATAACCGCATCAAAGAGAAACCAAGCGATGATCAACTACTGGCAGAGTTTAAGAAACTGAACTTAGAATGTTACTAACATGGGAAAAATAAGTTTTGAAATAAAGAAAACCGACGACAGTATCGAGAAGAATGATATTGTTTTATTCCCCAATGGAGAAAGAGTCTTTGTTGTTGATCGAAAAGATAGAGTACTATATGCCGAAATTACTGTTTATCTTTTCCCTGTATCAAAATATTGGATTATTACAGCATTAAGATTATTCTGGATTAAAGTAAGATATTGGTTTGCGAAACAGATAAACTAAATCAAAGAAAAATGGAAGATACGTACAAAGAACATAAGTTGCGTTACGAGAGAATCGGGGTAAGCCATCCGCAATCCTCTTTTTTGATAGAGCCATGCTATTCAATGGATAGAATTGAAAAAATTCCATTAAAAACAAGAGTTTTAAGTATAATCAAAAAAATACTTTTTGTGACAAGCGTGATACTCGTATTTTTAATATTGCTCATAGGGGGAGCAGTTCTTGTATCTTTATATTGTCCAGAATTTATTGGATACTGGTGGTTGTTTTCATTCTTAATGGGATGGGTTTGTGCTAATATCTTATTTGATTAAGGATAGGATGGAGAAAGACTTGATCATAAACAGGATTGTCAGGGATATGAAACTCTTTGAGATTATTGATCCGGTTGATGCCGAGCAGACAAAACAGTTTATGAATCAATTATGGGCAGCATGCAGGGAACAGACCATTAAGGAGGCACAGGCACACCATAAAACAAAGATAGTTCAATATTCATTACAGGGGAAGAAGTTAGGTGAGTATGACAGTATCAGAGAGGCGGGGAAAGCGGTTGGCTATGAACATAAGTACAGAGGAGGAGAGCTTACTATCCTGAATGTTTTATCAGGAAGGTACAAGCACACAAAAGAAGGACATATTTGGAAATACGCAGACAATGGAAAGGATTGAGTTTACTTCAGACGATTGGGATTATATGATGAAAATGAATCCTGATTTAAGACAAGAGCATGCCAGGATGTTGGAATTTAATGCAATTAATCCAATACTGGCAGAGGAAATTGATAAAAAGATGCGGGAAATACGCAGAAAATGGAGACGATAAACATCAGTAAGAATAAGTTAATGGCAAGTATGAAGCATGAGTGGAAGATACTCATTGACTTGTTTATTAAGCGTGCAAGGACGCTGAATGAGATCAAGGACACATCAGCAACTAAGCCACTCCCTGGTACTGAGTTTCTTCATACGATGTTAAAAGATAAGGTTATCAGTAATGCCTTGTATCAGCAGTTGAAGAAACTTGCGGAGGACACGTCACTCACCTATGAAATTATAATCAAATGAGAGAACTCTGTGAAGTAAGTTGGCAAAAAGAGGACACCGAAGAAGATCCTATTATGGTAAAAGAGAAATACTTTTTACTTCACTTCGGATTACGACATGAGATAATTGACAGAGGCGATGGGACGGTAGCAGTAGCGAATTATAGTGTAGCTATCTGCCAGCACTACAAGACCGGACAATTGGAAATGTTCGATCCATCACAAATCAGAATTTTAGGAACTGAAATAAAAAAATAATGGAAATAGAACTGACAATGCTTGGAGAGCCAAATGCTCAGATGAGACACCGCACAGTGAATAAGGGTAACTTTCGTGGCAATTACGATCCCTCAATGGATAAGAAGAATGACTTTCTTTCAGTGATTCAAGAGAAGGCACCAAAGGAGCCACTGACGGGACCTATAGGAATAACCATCATATTCTATTTCGGCAGACCTCATAGTCATTACGGCACGGGTGCAAAGAGTTCCATGCTAAAGGATTCCGCACCGGAGTTCCATACCTGTAAGAAAGACTTGGATAACTGTGTAAAATTTGCAACAGATTCTATGAATCACATATTCTACAAAGATGATTCTCAGATATGCAGACTATTCTCAGAGAAACTTTATTCAGAGTCACCACGGACATACATATTAATTCAGACACTATGAAAGATATTTTTACAAAAGATTGGATCATTACAAACTCTATTGAGATTTGCAATCAGTATGAAAAGGGAATTTTAACACTTCGCGGATTGCATTATCAACTCGTAGGCAGAGGCATGACAAATGACATACAACATTATAAAAGGGTTGTGGGTGCAATGATTGATGCCAGGTGGGATGATAAGATTACGTTCGATCAATTCTCTGACCTTGACCGTGAAATGGTTGGAGATACTGAATATAGGGAAACGGTGGTTGAATCAGAGATCGAGAACGCATGCGACCAGGTTGAGGCATGGATGACAAGTTACCATAAAAACAGATGGGAGAATCAGCCTTATTACCCTGAGATATTTATTGAAAAGAAAGCATTACAAGGAGTTTTTCAAAAGATGTGCAGTAAATGGTCAATAGCCCTCGGAGCTTGTAAGGGATATCCTTCTCTGACTTTCTTACATGATACTTATAAGAGATTTGATAATGCTGTTTATCAAGATAAAAATCCTATAATCCTTTATTTTGGCGATTACGATCCCTCTGGTGAGGACATCCCCCGAAGTATTCAGGCTAATCTTTTAAGGTTTGGGGTAGATGTTGAAGTAAGGAGAATTGCATTAATGGAAGAGCAGGTAGTCGAATGGAACTTACCGCCTGCACCAACAAAAGAATATAAAATAGGAAAGAGAAAAAATGGGACTACCGGGTATATTGGAGATTCAAGAGATAAGGAATGGAGCGGATTAGGCCAAGTAGAACTCGATGCTGTAAAACCCGAACAACTTATGAAACTATGTGAGGATGCCATAAAAGATATTTTTAATGAAACCTTGCATAAAGAACTTATTGAGCAGGAAGGTAACGAGCGAATCAAATATATAACTGAGTTAAAAGATTTTGTTAATAATCTAAAAGATTAATCAATGAAACAACTAACAGAAGAACAATTTAAGGCATTACCAAGAGGTGAGATATTTGCCACAGGGGTATTACCAAATTCACCAAAAGGACTATTTATGACTCGTGGCGGAGGAACATTAAGATGGGTCGCTAAAAAGGGTGACATTGATGATTGGGCTATCTACTGCCATTGGGATGAACATGACGAGGACTGGATAAGGCAACATGGAGATAAGGTAACTAATAAGGAACATATCAGAAGATGTGTACCCTGCACGGATGAAGTTTTAAAACTATATAGACACTAAAATCATGGGAAACAATTCGCAGGTTAATAACTTTGAAATAAGCGGCAAAGCCTTACATGTAGGGCAGCCGGAGCAATACACAAATCGTAATGGACAGACCAAGGCATCCAGGATATTGGTTCTGGAGGTATTCTCAGGCACCTACTCAAATGAAGTGGTGTTTGAATTTGCAGAAAATAATATGAATCAGTTACTTCAGTCGAAAGACGGTGATTGGTTGACCGTAAATTTCTGTCTGAAAGGTAACAAGACTATTAAGGATGGCAAGGCTAAATGGTGGCCACGATTGGAGGGCTTAACAGTTTTGCGAGGTTAATATTCACCTAAAAATCATAAAGACATGGGACTATTTGATCAGCGCACACCAAGAAAAGCAGAGGTATTACCGCCTGCAAAAGAACAGGAACTTGTATTCCACGACACCGTGCCATTGCCAGAAGAACAACTTCCCCAGGCGCGGGAGAACGCAGCAAAGCAGAATGGTATTGTTTTGAATTTCTTCCAAAAGAGATTTGCATATCGGTTCACACCACCAAAGGTACATGAGATACTTACGTCCGAAGGGGAGAAGATACTGCTTAATTCTGTAAGACGGAGCATCACCAATCTTACAAAGGCAGGACGCTTGATCAAATGTCCATGGGATTTAAGAGAGATGGGTAATTTTGGCAAGGATAACCGCACATGGCAGTATAATTCCTGCTACATCAAACCAATTAATTCACAGAAATAATGGAAAAATCAGTTAAAATTGAAATCATTAAGATGTGCATCCCTATTATTGGGATATGGTGGGTAATAAAAAGAATTATACCTCAGTTCCCAGAGATTGATTGGTGGTGTTTCGGATGGAAGCCTATTTTTACTGTCCTTGGATTATTCTTCTATCAAATACTTTGTTGGATAGGATGGAAGGTGTTTTATATGATGGTATTCTTCCATTATTCTTTTGAAAAAGTATTTACAAACTGGTAAAATGAGCACCACAGAGAATAAGATACCATTAGCAGTAGCACAGAACGTGGCGAAACGATTCATGGCTTACATTGATACGGTATGCCTTTATATTTCTATTGCCGGATCAGTGCGTAGAGAAGTGGAGTATGTAGGAGATATCGAAGTTGTTTGTGTGCCACGTGACGAGTTCGTATTAGGCGCAATTTTCCCGGAAGGCTTCAAGGGTATGGTCGTCAATGGCAGTCGCTTAAAACGTTTCAAATATCCTGAATCGGGCATACAGATAGAGTTATACGTGACCACGGAACGAGATTATGGCAGAATACTTGCCATTCGGACCGGATCGAGTTTTTATTCGCACACCGCACTCGCTATGCAATGGAATCGGGTTGGCTGGGCCGGGACTTCTGATGGCTTAAGGAGAAAATCTGAGTGTGATCGGAAAAGCACATGGAAAATCAAACCGGAGTACAAAGCAAACCCTACACTACCACCAGCATTCGACACCGAAGAAAAGTTCTTCGAGTTCATTGGTGCAAAATGGATTCGGCCACAAGAAAGATCATGGGTTGACACAAAAGGAGAATATAATTACAAACTATAAATTAAAAACGACATGGAAACAGAAAAATCATTAGTAAGACAAGAAAATCCGCAATCATTCATCGAAAGGCTTATTGAGCATGCCGAAGACCTTGAAAAAGTAAAAGAGGTCGGGATGGTGATTATCAACTCAGGGTTTTGCCCGGAGCACTTCAAAGCATCAAGGGATGCTGTGGGCGCAATAATGTGCATCGAAGCCGGGCGCAAACTCGGACTGTCATGGATGCAGTCATTAAGTGACATCTATCCTGTAAAGGGGCGTATTGGCATTATGGGAACGGCAGCGAAAGCAGTGATCTTTGCAAGTGGGATACTCGAGTCATGGTCTGAATATACCGAAGGGGAATACCCACAGCCAGGATATAAGCATATCACTGTTAGCAAGAGAAAAGACCTTCCAAATGAGTTCAGGACTGAGTTTTCAGTATTCGATGCAAATACTGCAGGACTGATGCAGAAGGACATCTATAAGAAATACGGCAAACGTATGATTGCATGGAGGGATATCGGATTCCATGCCTCTGACTACTATCAGGACATTCTCAAAGGGATGAAAACAGTCGAGGAGTTGAATGATTATGACGGGTTAATCCCTGGTTCACCTGAAAAGATCACTCTGAAGACTGAGGATGGGAAAGAGATTACTTTTACTGATCAGGATAAAGAACATTCCAAAAAAACCACTTCGCGAGTAGCGAATAAGATCCCTGACAATAAGTTTGGTGAGGTGAAGAAGGACAATATTCAGGATGCAGAGGTTGTGGAAGAAAAGACACCTGAGAATACAAAAAGCGTCACGGCAAATAAAGAGGAAGATTCCCCATTTATTCCGCAGAAAGGCTCTTATTCCTCCGATGAGAATAAAGAGGTCATGCCAGATGTAAAAGAAGAGGTTATTGTAGGGCAGTGGACTTTAAAAGAGATGGAAGGCATGGACACCCCAATACTTCTGAAAGCGGTCATGGAAGATATGGACATGATGGAAGGATGCGAGACGATTGGAGGAAAGAACACAAACAAGAAATTACGTGAACTGATATTTGCACACCAAGAAGGCAAATTAGATGCTCATGTTGCACCATATCTGAAGGCAAATGAGGAAAGAGAAAAGCAAGAGAAGGCATCAGCAGTGAATACTCAGGCAAGTGAGATTGCGCCAAACAAAGAGTTTGATAAAGAAAAAGAGGATAAGAAGATTGATGATTTTCTTCATGCTCCTGTGAAAAAAGAAGAGGCAAAAGCAGTGGAAGGAGAGCCTGCGGGCAATAAATACGGCATGATAATCTCTGAAACTACACCAAGGGACTTTTCGGAAGTCAAAGGAATTTTCAATAAGATGATGGGCGTGACACCTCAGATTACCACTCCAAGATATATGGAACTCAGCGCAAAGTTAGGCATTGATAAGTTATATGCCGATAAGGAAACCTTCATTAAACAGGCATCTGTGGATGAAATCAATAAACTTTTGAACTCAAATTAATATTAACCTTTAAAAATTATCATTATGACAAAACAAGAAAAGAAACAGATTAAACTTCAAAGAAGGACAACTGCACTTGACAGGGCTATTCAATTATCAGCGACCTCAAAAAAGCCAATATTGAAATTAGCAAAAGAAATCGAAAAGTATCTGGTAAAAGGAAATTAGCAGTATATTTGTAGCTACTTCTTTTGATTACTGCAAAAGAAACAGGGAGGCTACAATATCGAGATGATAACGTGCCTCCTTTTTTTATTAACAACTTAAATTTAAAAACGATGAATCACATAGTAAACATGATGTATCTCGGAATCCTTGCAGGGTTATTCTCCTGCTTCTGGACTCGTATAATTCGTAAAAATATGGTCTTCCGCAAATTTGGCAAGTACCTTGAGGTTGTGAATAACCGTCATCTGATTGACCATGTATCCGATTCAATGCTGGTGAAATTTATCCGGTGCTGCTTCTGTGTCAGTCCATGGGTTGTGTTTCTGCTGAGTCTATTTTACATAATAGTATTTACCCCTTGGTGGCTATTCGCTGTAATAGGTGTCATCGGAGGACTTGGTGCTGGTAACTTTGTCTGTGAAGTTGTAAACGCATTTAGACAGGAGGAATTATGAAACACACAGCAGGAAAATGGGAACTTATTTTTAAATATTACGAGAGGAAACCTAAAAAAATATGCCTCGGTGTTGGGGTGAACACTAAATTGCCAATAGGTGGAACTTATACTGAATTTATCTGCAATTCAATGTTACCTGATTCTGATAAAGAGTATATTAAACAGAAAGCGGAAATAGAGGCGAACATGAAACTAATTGCCGCTGCACCGGATATGAGGCTATTAGTAGAAAAACTTCTTGAAAGAGACGAAAATAAAGGATGTCCTTTCTGCAACAAAGATGATTGGGGCGAAGAAAATCATGGGACTAATTGTCCTTTTCACCTTGCTTATGAAATTAAAAAAGCCACAGAATGAGATACTGCGAATTTGATAATTGCACTCAGTCTGTTTGGGGGACTGACAAGAAGACCGGATATGGCTACTGTAAACGGCATCAGTATCTTCGCACCGACAAAAAGCCTAAGAAAACTCCTGCATTTGCACAAAAAACACGTGTAAGAGACTATGACTTCCCTTTTGAATCGCAAATAGACCTATTTAACTGGCTCTGGGATGAAGCAAAAGACGTAAAGGGTATTGTGACGTGTCCGTACACCGGAGAACGCTTAAACCGCTTCTATAATACGGATATGTTCGTAAACTGTTTTGCGCACGTGCTGAATAAAAAGAATTATCTCTACTTCAAACTAAACCCAGAGAATATCAGAGTGGTATTGCCGGAGTTTCACAGGATAGTTGACCAAGGCACCACACTTGAAAAGACTAATCATCCAAATTGGAAGTTTACGGAGTGGGATGCCCTTGTAATAGCGATGAAAGCAGAATACATCGCATTTAAAAAGTTAAATTTACTCGCGTAACCAAATAAGCGATATGAAAACACTATCAAAAAACAAGAAGCAAGGTCCATGCGGGTCATTTTGTTTTAAATATTGGCTTGGAGCGGGATGTGATGATTGCGAAATATGTGATCTTAAGAATATGAAGAACCATGCGGAATTTTTTGTAATAGATAATTTGAAGTATGAATTTAAACAATCGCAATGAAACGTATGAACTTAATTTTAATACTAAGCCTCTTTTCAGCCACTTTAAAGGCACCCGACTGTTCGAGCATAGTAATCCTTGCACCGGAAGTGATAAATTACTATACGCCCCTGATTAACGCTGTAGTGACAGTGGAAAGCAGAGGCGAGCAGACAGCTTACAATAAAAAAGAAATTGCAGTTAGTTATTTTCAGATCCGGCCTGTTCGGCTTCGGGAATATAACCAGCGGACCGGAAATCATTACGTTATGGCTGACATGTACCACTATGAGAGAGCAAAAGAAGTGTTTATGTACTACACAAATGGCCGGAGTTATGAGAAGATTGTACGGGCGTGGTGTTCTGGCGAAGCAGGGACAAAAAAGGCAAGTGAAAGTTACTGGCGGTTAATTCAAAAGGTATTGTAATGGAAGAGAATTATTCAGTTGGTGATTGGGGTACCGCATCTTTTAAATATATAAAAAAGGGTTTTAAAGGTGCGCTTATGGCTTACGGTCAGATAAAAGCAGTTGAAAAAAAGGTTGTTTTATTCGAAGATGATTTTCAGGAATATATTGTCAATAAGAAAGAGTTCGCATTTAAACCAGTCGAAAAGCCATGAAATTAGTTAGTTAATTTAATAAATGAGATATGAAAACAATTGAAGCAAAAATCAAAGCAAAATTATCTGATGCAATTGAAAAGGCAATGGATGATGAAGAGTTATTGAATGAATTTGATATAACCTGGCCTGATGATTTCGCAGGAAGGATGGCTGATGCTGCATTATCCGTATTGCTTGGAATGCAGGATGTTAATAGATACATGGAAGAGCAGGGGATGCTTAAATAACCAACGTAAAACAGTAACAATGAAAACAAAAGAAGATTTCAATTCCTTTAAAATGGACAAAGGTAATGTTAAAATTCTTACAGGAATAGAAGCAGATTTATATGTATTTACAATAGAACAAATTAATGAAGTTTTGGAAGCCTATCATCAGGAAAAGATAAGAGAGGAACTGACCATACAAGAGTTTATGAATGATGTACATGAATGGGCTGATAACACCTTTGGCAAAGAAAGAACGGCAATTGCACCGCTTTATCATTTAAAGAAAGAAGTTAACGAAGCTATTAAGGCAATGCAGGACGGTAGTTTGTTTCCGATCAGAGAAGAACTTGCAGACTGTTTTATTCTTGTTCTTAATGCAACTTCAAAATACGGGATTGAATTTAACACTCTATTTTTTGATGCAAAAGAGAAAATGGAGAAAAACAAAAAACGTAAATGGGGCAAACCTGATAGAAATGGGGTAGTTGAACATGACCGGACAAAGGACACTATCACAACTGAAGACCTGAAAGCGGAGAGTGATATGTATTACACAAAATAACTAATGGAACATAAATAACAAGAATATGGAAGAAATTATAAAGATTTTAAAAGGTTATTCAGACCCCGCAACAAAGGTTAATGGTAAGAAATTTCTATCTGAAACGCATTATAAGATTGTAGAACAGAAGATTACCGCTCTAATAGAGAGTGAGTATGTCGAGAAGGAATTTGTCGAGTGGCTACCACTCAATACAATGACTGACCGCGTTACAAGAAATAAAGCAAAATATATGGTAATGGATATGAATCAACCTGCTATTTGGATGACACTTAATGAAATCCGTAAGTACTGGCTTAGAGAAGTGAAAGGTAAGTAATATGACGAACATCCATCAAATAGAGCCACCCAGGGCATCGGAAGTGGCTATGACGTTAATACGCAAGACTATCTGGCAACAGTTCTCCAATAAATCCGTTGTGTCAGGACTATGGCTTAGAGAATACGTCAATACCCCGCTATGGGCTAATTGTTTTCTACACGTGCTTCCGGTAAAGGGATATCCGTATTTTAAATACTATATGAAAGCTATTGCATTGGTTACACCTGGAGAGGCAGGATTATGGATGCAAGCCACAGCAGAAGAGCGAATACAATACTCTCTGGACTTTGAGGAGAAGTCACGGGGAAAGAATACCGCTGATTGGACTGTTTTAAGCCGTTTAGAGGCAGAACTACTCGTGGAGTACCGCAAATACTTCCCATACACTGTTAGGGGCATCGTGGGTTATAAGTTTACGTTAAACGAGCAACAAGCGGTTATTGGACATTTCAATAAGAAATTTATTGAGAGTTTAAAATAAAAGCATACCTTTGGGAGATAAATCTATTTCCCGTGGCACAGAAAAGACTTCTAAACGCTTCTGGACGTGCGATCAAAATTGGTGATCCGGTTAAGCTACATGCCACAAAGAAAGACTCATTTGATTTTGCTAATCTCGGAGATGTTGTTATTGGCACAGCATCGGCTCAGATTCCTCGTGGTAGCTGGGGTGTTATTAATCTACTTGGGCATATAGCAGAAATAGCATTATCCGTGGTGCCTGCTGTGATAATGGAGATTGCTGCGCAAATACCACCGCCTGCAGTTGAGTTGACCCCGGAACAGATTGCCACTATTGCAGATCAAATTCCGTCTACTGATGGTAAGTCAGCATATCAGGTAGCAGTTGAGAATGGTTTTACGGGGATAGAATCGGAATGGTTATTATCCCTTAAAGGTGAAAATGGTACAAATGGGGAGGCAGGACAGTCGGGTTCACGAGGCATGCAGGGCATCCCTGGTAATGATGGTGCAACAGGGCAGGCAGGCGCGGACGGAGAAGATGGGCGTACTCCTGTGCTTAATGTTGATTATTTCAATGGAGAAGACGGTGCTCCTGGGACTCCGGGTTCAAAAGGAGACAAGGGAGATCAAGGTTTGCCCGGCAATGATGGTTCGCAAGGACTTAAAGGAGATCAGGGCATACAAGGTATTCCCGGTAATACCCCTGTTAAAAATATTGACTATTTTGATGGATTAAAAGGAGATAAAGGGGATCAAGGAGTTCCCGGACAAAATGGGACTGACGCCCCTGTAAGGCTATTTGCAAATTTATTGGCTCCGGTGGTTACTTCCGGCACAACTGAAAAGGTATTACTTCAATTACAAATACCAGCAGCACGTGCAAGTGTAGGATCAACTTTCCGAGCATGGATCATTGGTAATTCATCGTCAACAGGTACATTGATATTTAAAGTAAGATGCGGGAATTTAGGGACAATCTCTGATACAATTGATTGGACGGCGGTAACGTCAGCAGCACAGGCGGCAAATGCGAGGGCGGGATTTGATGTATTAATAACTATCCGGTCAGCAACCACAATTAAAGCAGAGGGAGTTGGCTATGCCGGAGCAGTTCAATTACCAACTTATGTGGCAGCACCCACTACTCCTGCAATTACTATATCAGGAATTTGGTATATAAATCTAACAGTGATTTGTAGCTCAGGAACATTCACGGCTCAAGTCGGAAATATAGAAGAAATAAGGTAATTAATACTAATCATCATAAAAAAGAAGCACCCCATTTACGAGGTGCTTTATTATTTATGCCAATTGGCTTTTCTTAGATATGTCTGGACTTTGCCCCGTCCCGGGGAACATCATATTCAATTAGCAGTCCTCCCAAGTCTGTGCTCATACTGTTTCTACCCGGAGGGTTCTTTATTTGATTTTCAAATCCTGCTAATATCGGCAGTTTTGAATCAAGCCTGTCAATTGTGTAGTAAGTATTACATGTGAAACTTTCCTGATGATTATACACTATGGCATCTGAATTAATCAGACCCTTGTCAATCACACTGGACCCCCTGGTAATTGTGTAACTTACTTCACCGGCAATAACCGGGCTTTGAACTGGAAGAATTGTTATTACTGATGTGTTCTGATTCGCAATTAACGAATAGCCAACATCTTGGTCAACGGGCACCGTTTGAGGCGGTGTCAACGCACTGGACACTATGTAAAAGAGTGCGATCAGTGCGAGGATAAGCATTTTTTTCATGCGCATTGTTTTTGTTGTTTTGTGGCAATATTGCCGTTATAACACTTCAAAAGTACGAAGTGTAGATTTAATAACCAAATTTATTTCATCTTGGCTTTCTTGTGCCCTTTCCGGGCACGATCATTCCATTCAGTGTTTTGCTCTTTATTGTCCATGTATTCACGCAAAGTTTTATGACCACCTGTGAATATCTTGCGATCTTTTAAAAATGCAAATAGTCTTTTGTCCATAGTTATTCTGTTTCAGGTAAATCCTCATCATCTACAACTGATGCAAGTTCTTCTTGTGGCACTTCCGGCTTTTCATCAGCAGGATATAGAGAGGCAAACGGAGCACGTGGCCCCATATTTCGTTTTGCGATGAACCGTTCTCTGGCCACATCATCAGGGATGCTTGCAAGTACCTCAATTTCCGTTCTGGCATCAATCCGTATAATCTTCATACGCCTTACAGGAGGGATGACTTTCTTTTGGCGTGGCTCGTAATGTCTGCTCATTTAAACTCGATATTACCAAAGTAAAAATAGAATGATAAGAGCATGCTCAACATTGCGAGCAGTACGTAAACAAAGGCAACTGCCACCACCTCTGCGAATCCGGCAAAGAACAGGAACATAATGGCGATGACACCCATTAAAATAGCTAAGAATAGTTTCATAGTCATTGTATTACTTTAATGAGTACTCCAAACAGAAATAGTGCTACTGCGATCAGTACCGAGCCGATAAGCAGACATCCAAGAGCTTTCATCCCGTCAAAGGGATCAGGATCTTCAAATTCAATAGGTGTTTTGTCTTTTTTCATAGCTATTGATTTTTATGATATTTAACACAATCAGCACACCCATTTGTAAAAGCGATCCATGAAGGACATAGATCATATGTATTACCTTCTTCACCTTTATAAGGGCATTGAGTTTTTTCTTTAAAAAGTTCTGATTCAAGTTCTTTAACCTCAGTTCTTAATTTGGCTGCCTTGTTCACGCAATCAATTAAAGGCTCATTATCAATATCGTTATTATTTTTTTTTTCTTTAATCAGATTGTTATCTGCCAAGAAATCCAAGGCCGTTGTTAATACGATAATCAGTTCTTTCTGTTTTTCAATAATCTTGTCTTTTGTCATAGTCGTGTTTTTAAATATTATACCCGGCAAATTCGCTCAGGTAGTGTTTTATTGATGTCTGGTTCAGGTCTTGTCTATTGACATGCCCCATGCTAAGCAGAAAGAGTTTTACGGAATAGGCACCTCCAAGATGAGCCGCAGCAAGCATTCCCGATCTGGTTATTGTCACACCTGCTATTTCCTGCCCGCAATAATAGAAATAGTCTCTAAGTGCTATTTCATTTGATTTAAAGAGGGCAAGCAACACCTGACGTTGTAGTGCTTCGGGGAAGATTTCAGGGTTATGAGCGAACTGCTGAGGTGTGATGTAGCCGTAACCAAGACACTCAAGAGTATTGTGAGCAAATTGAAATTTACCCATACATCCGATTGCATTGATTATCTGCCACCGATTACCCGATTCACGGATACCCAAGTGTTCAATAAAGAGTGCAAGCTGCTCTTCACAGTCTATGCGATTAATCTCTATTTTAACCCATTCAATGTTTTCTTTTTGCTGCGCCACCGAAGGAGGAGGTGCCGAGCAAGTGAGAAAACAAAACCATGTTATTAAAGTTCCTGTGATCATCTTCATTACAATTAATTTGATTATAGTGTTTAGAAAAAAAGAAAGGGCACCGGAACACACAAACCGGCACCCGTTCTATGTCAGCCTAAAAAATCAGACTGAACATTATCGTCTTGCAATCTGTTCCATTCCTGGTACAGTAGTTGCACAATATCAGTTAATGCTTGGTTAATAACGCTTTTCTCTTTTGAAGTGTTATCCAAAAGATGTCTAAAGTACACCATCAGTTCATGTAGTTCATTTCCGGCATAAAGCATGAGAGTATTACCCGGATCATTGAACGCAAAAGGTGATTTATAGAGTATCATTACCACAATATCATCACATCCACAATTAAAGAGGAGGGCACAGGGCAGTCCTTTATTATCATGGATGAGGTCTTGTAGTCCGGCTATCACATCCCTGCTTTTCAGATCGGAAAGGAAATCTATTATCTCCACGTCCCCGTTATAAATTATTTTTATCCGGTCCAACTTCTTTTTTGATATGGTGTCTTGTGTCTGCATCGGTACAAAGATAAACTATTTTTAAAACTCAAAATTTAAGACCTCGTTTCGTGACTTGTAAGGCATTCTTATACCTGTCTGGCATAATGACATGGAAGATGTTCTTAAAGCGCACCACATCCTTCCCCATTTCGGCATAGCGTTGAAAAAATCTTATTGCTTGCAGTAATTGTGCAGGGGTGAATTGAAATACTTCTTTTTCGTCCATGATCTCAACAAGAGAGTCCTCACGTGGTTCAGCAAGCACACCTGAATAATCATACGCATCAATAGTCATTTTGATATTGTCAAAATTAAGCGCAACAAAGCCCATAGGCTTAAAGGGGGAGACCCTGTTCTTATCTACACCCTGCGTTTGAACGAAAATTTGCTTTTTTCTCATTGGCTTAATTTTAAAGGTTCAATTATTGTTACAACAACTTTGTGTATAAAAGCACCTTGACTTTCAGCTTTCTGCCATGTAGCAGGATAGTCATATTTATTAAGCATCAGCCTACATTCAACTCGAGACTCAGCTAATGTTCTTACTTGTGGCCACCCATCGGGCGCATAATAGCACCACATTTTACGATTACTTACAGGATTTACTTTTTGCTTTGTCATAATATTGTCCTTTAAATAGTTTAAAACCTACGTCCACGCATGGTTCCCAACGCAAAATGTCAGTGCGCAAACCTAATGAAAAACGCTTTAATTTAGCTGTAATCCCTAACTCAAAACTCCAAGGGTTAAAGATTTTAGGGTCAAGAGGGGAGTTATCGAGCATAACAGATCCTAAAAGATGATAATTAATGCCGGCAGTAACATCAAATGAAGCACCATTATAATCTGGCAGAGGCAATAACACACCCGTTGATAGCTTTACATGGTGTTTTATATCATACTGTCTGTAAAGTCCCCAATTGCCATAAGACACAGAGCTATACAAGCCTAAGCCATGTATATAATAGTCACCACGCACACCAATACCAAAGTCAACCGGCTGGTGTGATACATAGAGGGCAAAGGGATAACGCTGTGCCATTGCTGAGAATGACACGCTGATCAAAAGTAAAAAAAATAGTTTTTTCATAATTCTGATTTATTAAGTTCTTCAATTAAAGCATCTGCATTATAAACTGCATATTTAGCAATTTCCATTGGTACAGAAACATCTGCATTACCTGTAAAGTATTCGTAATGTCCTGCAAGAAGTCCCTGCATTGCCATTGCTGCAAAGTATTCACGCTTGGTAAGTCCGGCAAATTTTGTACTGTCTCCTACTATTGCATTAATTGGATTATTTGGATTTGTTTTCATAATATTGTTTTTATAATTTGAAACTTTTATTTCTCACCGATTGGAGTTTGTCCATTGGGATATTAAGCGCAAAATGAAGAAAAGCATCATAATCGAAATTAATCCGATTCATTTCATTTCTTTGGCTATCATCCTGCCTCTTTCATTAGATTCCGGCAACTTCATAATTTTATCAATATTATCAAAATGAAGTTTTGTGCTTTTAATAAATTCAGTCATTGATTTGGCTGAAACTTCAATAGTTTTCATGTTATTATTTTTAAGTTATTTACGCATTCTCAATGCTCGTATAAGAGCAAAATTTTTATACTGACTGTATTTTGCCCTTAATGTAGCATCGCAATCCTCACATAACTCATCATCAATCTTAATCCTGGTGTTATCAGGATCATCGAGTAGTAACTGACCACACGCACGACAAATGCCAATATCAAAAGACTTTCTCTTCTTTGACTTGCGAGGGTGCGGCATCTCAGGCTCAGGCATTTCGGAAACCATTTCCGGCTCCGGCATGGTCTGTACGTCTATCTCTCCAAAGAGGTTAAATTGTGGCATTATTCGGTGGCTTTTTTAATGGTTTTATATGCCATGAAGCAAATATCTTCATCGGATTGGGATCTTGTATCAACAATTTCAAATAATTTGATACAGGACTCCAGTAAGTCAGGGGCTGCTGCGCAGAGTTTTGCATTTGCCCTCATTTCGTTTTCTGGGATCAATTTATTATCATTTGTGAATGATCCGATAACTTTATAACCACTGTCTATTTTTGTGATTACAACAGAATTAAACACGTTATTGTGCATAATCCATTCTCCTTGTGTGTGTTTCATAATTATGCTTTTTTATATATTTTAAAACTTAAAATTATTTGTTGCCACCCGCTCAAAATATTCACTTGCGGGTATAATGTGATCCCATAAGTCATCCCAAAACAAATCATCTTCTGCTGATGCTATGGAATTGTAGAGTACGGGCAATCCCTCGCGTGGTCCTGTGGCATATTCGACTGCACCCAAGCCGGGAGGATCGAGTAATACAGAACAGGCAATATATTTGCCGTTCATCTGTTCCGGTGTGTAGGTTGGTTTATTCATTGCTTTGTTATTTCTATTAACGTACCTTCTTTTTTACAAAACTTACATTTTGCGCTATTTAAAGAATACTCTTTTTCTTTTGCGGTTTGTTTTTTCCCGCAATGTGTACAAATTGTTTTCATTATTCCGTTGCTTTTTCGATTGCGTGTCTTGCTGCTACTGCTATTTCCCCAAATTCAGGACAGTATTTAAAAATGTCCGTTCTTGTCTGGTTGCCTTTCTTGTCATTCTCTTTGTGGACAAATGCGTTAAGTAAGTCAATGCAAACTTTTAGTAAGTCTGGGGCTGCGCAAATTAATTTTGCGTTTGCTTCTTCTGTTTGAAAGTCATCCTTTTCTCTGTATCCGGTTTTATGTAATGGTTTTACTTCTGCAATTGGTATAATACCATCACTAACTATTTGCATCCATTCTTTTGTATTGGTACGAGTTCCACGTGTCCAATTTCCTGCTGTGTGTTTTTGATCTTTCATAATTTCTATGTTTTTGGTTACATTTCAGAGGCTTGCGCCCCTGTACTCTGTATTATTCCCGACTTGTAACGGGCAAAAACTTAATCTGTGAGAGGGGTTAATAATAGTGCATTCATAAATTCCTGTAACTTATCTTTTGGAATAGTTAAACATGCTCGTCCGATTTGTCCTTTACTGGTGATCGGGTACAAAGCTATTGCGCCAGTAATCTCATTTATTCGGATACCGGATTGTTTAAACATGCCGTTACGCCCTAAAAATGACGTATTTCTGTTAAATTTAATTTCTTTCATTTTTCTGTGTTTTTATAAATTAAAAAATTGTGATACTATTTGATTGTAATATTAAAACCTTTGGCCCTGCATTCTCCCGGCTACATTAAGCCCAGCAGGACCCCCAGGGCCCAGAACACACCCCAATAGATACAAGACAGGGGGATAAGTAGGAACGGGGCAAATTGATGCCTTAAAACGCGCTTAATCATGTTTCAGGTATTTATCAACGTTAAACCATCCGAGGATCCCAAAGGTATAATAACCACCATCAGAGGACCGCCAGAGATTGGCAATATTAAAATTATGATCCTCAACACGTGTAAAAATAACCGTTCTTATTTGTCCGGTCATTAAATTGGTTGCGGTGCGTTCTATTGTCATTTTTTCACAGTATTAAAGGGTTTAATAGAGGGTAAGAAGATCATCAGGATCAGAACACCAGGAATTAATAAATAAAGATATTCCATAATATAAGGTATTAGAGTAAAGTAACTTTTGTAATTTTTTGAGCTTTACAGGTCTGCGGATTGATCAATATTAAACGCTCAGTAGCTATCCGCACCCGATAATAATGAGATATAGCCGTTAAATCTTTATCGGCCTTATGAGAGTAAAGGAACGCACCAGGCTTTAAAGTAGTCAGCGCGATAGATTCCAAAGTACATTTTTTTCGTGCCATAATATTAATATTTACGGTTAAGCGTGGTTAATTGCGCCCAGGAACACACCCCAGGCGCAAAGTATTAACCAAGCAACCAATAAAAACTATTTGAAAAAGTAATGATTTTTTAAATACTCATACGTTTCTGTTTCCCATTTGAACGCCTTCAGGAGATCAGCCCGGGAAATGCGTTTAAATGTACTTTTGAGCGGGTCAAATTCTTTAATGGATTCCACCCCGTTCTGATCATACTGTTTTAAGCAGTCCATAAGCCCGGAACCCTGCACGATAAAACGGCAGTATGTTGATTGAAATTTGAACCTTACTAAATAGGTCCGGTAATCTGTGTTAATTAGTGTGTTTGTCATTTCTTTGTGTTTTTATTGGTTTGTAGCGGGTAATTAGCCCGCTTTCATGTATTTAACAATCATCAGCAAACCTTTAAAATTCAGGGGCCAAAATACCATAGCCGCCCCAATCCTGATAAATATTGATTTTGCCGGCCTCGTTCAAAGTTTTAACATCTTCGCTCTTGATTTTAAGAGTATAGCCGCGAGGGTCCCCGTTAAGGAATACGCCAGTAGCAACCGGAAGGAGCTTTTTAACTCGATCAATTACTTTTTCGTCTTTCTTTTCGTTCTCTTCTTCGGTGCCTGGTCTGGTCCCGTTGCACTCATCGCACATTAAACGGTTCATTCTTGATTCGATCCTTTTTAATTTCTTGTAAAGGTTCTCTGCTTTCCACTCATCAACATTACCAAGATAGGCCAATGTTTTGAGATGATTTAAAAAACTACTTGCGTTACTGCTTTTAATTTTCATTGTGTGTGTTTTTATTGGTTAACAGTACAAAGTAAAACTATAAATATCATATAAACAAGTAAAAAGCAATAATAATAATATAATAATGCAAAATAAATATGTAAAAAGATTTGTTTATATGATATATATGTATTACATTTACATCTGATTAGTATTAATTAAAAACACAAACCAATGAAAACCAGTGAATTAATTGAATTTGTAAAGGACCTCAGGGCCCAAGGGTCTACGGATGAAGAAATAGAAACAATAGTTGAAAACCTTTAAAACACAACACTATGAAACGCACCTGTATTATATGTAAAGAGAAATTTCAACTATCTAAAACAGAGGTTGATATGATAGAGAACGGGGAAATTAGCCCTCTTGATGTCAATATCTGCGAGGATTGCGCAGACAGAGCCAGTGAACTCTACGAATTAGAGTATGAAATGCAGTCTGATGCAGATTGCGGACTATAATAAACAGTAAACCAGAGTATTAACCATTAAACACACAAGACGATGAAACACACAGAAGGAACATGGATAACTAAGGACGGACAAATTTACCCACAAGAGACAGGGAAAACGCTTGCCCTTATTCCTTATTTTGATAAGGATAACGAAGAACAGGAAGCCAACGCGCGACTACTTGCAGCAGCCCCGGACCTATTAAAGGCCTTACAATATGCTATTAAGTTTATTAAACTGTGCCCCAAATTAAAAGAAGGAGGACGCCCGAACGGTTTAGATAGATGGGAACAGCTTGTATATGATGTTACAGAACAATATTAACCGGCACCAAAAACACAAAATAAGATGAAAACAAAAACTATTAACCTGTATCAGTTCAGCGAACTATCAGAAGAGGCAAAAAAGAACGCAATAAATAAACTATCAGCTATTAATGTGGAATTTTCTAACTGGTTTGAATCAACATATGAGGATGCAGAAAATATCAACTTTAAGATAACAGGCTTTGACATTGATAGAGCAAGTTATGTAAAAGGTAATTTTATCGTATCAGCAGCAGACACAGCCGAACTAATAAAAGTAAGTCACGGCAATGAATGTGATACATTTGACACAGCAAAAGAGTTTTTAAATGACCTTGAAGCATTGACCGGAGAAAATGGAAGGATAGAACAATCAGTAGAGGAAGAGATAGAAGAGTTAGAAGATGAATTTTTAAAGTCTCTTTGTGAGGATTACAGGATAATATTAACAAAGGAGTACGAGTACAGGACCAGCGAGGAGGCAATAATTGATACCATTGAAGCGAATGAGTATTATTTTACTGATGATGGCACGTTAACAAGCGAATAAACGCAGCCTAAACGAGTTAACACCCTGATAAATCAATACTATCAGGGTTTTTTTATGTTCACCCCTGTAAGATCATTAAGCGAAGTATTAAGCAATAGTTTGTTAATGTCCTTTGTCATATCTTCAATGACACGCAAGCCCAAAGGAGTAAGGCGAATATAAACCGGCTGTTTGTTATGTTGTGCCCTTTGGCTGTAAGGTTGGCCGGGATCTTTTGTATGTCTGGTAATGTATCCGGCATGTTTAAGGTCCCATGTTACACGCTGGACAGTAATCGGCAGCGCACCAGGCAACACCCCACTATTATGTACAATATTAGAATGTATTAACTTAGTTCCTTTACTTGTCATCATATAAAGATATGACAGCAGGACCAGAGAAGAAGGAGCAAGAGAAGAAGAGGCAGCAACACGGGACAATAGCCAATAATATGACACAACGCCACAGGACCGCACCGAATAACCATTAACAACACCCCATAAATAATTGTACATCTTAATAAATAGCCTCTTCATATCATCATTTAACACCTGATATAAACCATTCAGACTTACAGGTAAGGAAGGAAGAGAAGAAAGAGAATGACCGTTATTCAGGTCGTTTGCCTCATTTGGTCGCGTTTGTCCTGCCATTGGTCCGTTATTTGTGTGAGTATTCAATCGTCAGCCACTTAAAACCACAATATTACACACTTTTAGCCCGTTTACTGTGCTATTTTACATAATATTAAAGCATATAATTAACATGCAAACAGATAAAAGCACACGCAAAGGCACAATTAATGAGGCAATCAGAACGCACAGCACACAGCTAAACGCACGCATGCAGACCCCTATCATATAAAGCCTATAATAATTATTATGTCAAATAGAATGTATTTGCATTGATCAGACAGGCATCGGCATTGTGCTAATGTAATGCCCTCCCCTACCCTATTGAATAGTATTACAAACCGCTTTATTTGCTGATCAGGAGACAATAACGCGCTTTATATGGTCCGGTAAAGTTGCCGGAGTCCCAGAAGGGGGCTGGTGGGTTCGCGTTTTCGATTTTGGAAATACGCGACCAACCGAAAACATGTATATAGACTGCAAGGACACGCACACTTAGGGTAAAGTGCAGAATTGTGGTATTTTATTTGGTAGATTCAAAATAAGGTTGTTAATTTACACCACATAGAACACCGATTAGTAATTTGAAATAACTACTGGTATCACATAGAATAGTTTTTAGAAGAAAAAAGACATGGGAGTAAGGGGGATAGACATACGATTAACGGGGAAAGAACTGTTTGTTTACTATTATAAAAAATTAGGGATAGGGGACAAGAGTATTAAGTGTGGTGGTTGTACAAATAAGAGGATACTGAGTAAGCGTACGGGTCTTTCTGAAGGGGTATTAGTGGATATCTTCACGAGAAAGAGGTTTAGCTATTATGATGATGAAGATGTGGTAATAATGAAGGTTAGTACTGCTTCGATAGAGAAAGGAAGGCAGAGCATAGTAAGAAAGGGCAAGGGAGGTATGGAGAAGTTCATTGAGCGATATACAATAAAGAAGAGTACTGAATATTAATTTTATACCTGAAATACTATGAAGAAGAGTTATAAAGCAGAAGAGGAAGGACGTTATGGCGCAAAACTGACGGTAATGCAGCCTACTGTGGAGAACGTGTCCTCTGAAAACGTGGCACCGAATGAAAAGTTGTGTGAGAGTGAGGAACCGATTAAGTATCGTGATTGCCCGGATTACAATTCAGAGTTCTGCCGACAACGGTGTGAGTTCGGTGCAAAAGAGAAACCCGCAGATGATGATGTTCTGCTACCTGATATGGAGGACGGCAAATGAACAGACTCGAGCTGCAGATGAAATACAAGGCAGAAACGAGTAATATTGCTTTTGACGAAGAAGAAGTTGAGTTTGAGGTGTGGCGGTCAAAAGGACAGTGGATACTCGATATGTCGGATGCAGAGAAATTTGATCTGGCAGGGAATCGGGGTACAATCATATTTAATAAACCTGACACAGATTACGTGAAGTGGCTTGAAGAAAAACTAATGGAGTTACTAAAATAATAATTACGGCTATGAACGAGATTGCAAAACAAAGAATCAGCGAAAGGGTTATTGAAGCCCTTGGTAAAGAACTACTGTCTAAAAATATGGCAGGGCCAATGATAGGGATACATCCTTCTTATCTGAGTTGTGTGGTAGTCCCTGAGAAACTAAACAAATGTCCTGATGCGGCATGGGAGGTGCTTCAGAAATGGGTGAACTCGGGACTGTCAATTACAAAGTACGCTGAAAAGAATGGGGTGTTAGTTAAGAAAAAACCAGAGAAAATTGTTCCAAAAACACAAGAAACTATACCAGAACCGCTAAAAACTGGTATGAATCTGCATGATCTTGCTACTTATCCCAGAAAAGAGATGCCTATTGAAGAAAAAAAACCACATCCACGGCTAAGCAATGGACAGATGGTTGATCTTCTTCTCGAGGAGAAACAGAGGTTAAGCATCCAGATCGAGGCCATTGATGTTCTGCTGAAACACTATATTTCCTAATCGCTATGGAAATAGAAAAGCTATGCAAAGAGGATTTTATGGATGCCATGCGTGGAGAACCTACGGTACGGTTCACAGTCAAAGGCGTGGTGTTCTTTAACAAGGCAGCGGTTAAACACCTGGGATTATACGACAAGAAGAAAGATGTCTATGCCACGGTGAACATCTGCCGTGACACCAAATCTAAATCTGACTTTGGTATCTTCAAAGATATTGAGGGATGGCCACTGAGACGAGCACCTGAAGGCGGGGCTATTTTTAATAATGTCGGTCTGGCACGGTTTATAATTGATGCCACATGGGAGAGATGTGTCTCTCATCCGGTGAATGCGGAGAAACCCTATTCGGTTATATTCAGGATTGCCAGACTGCCTCTTGATGATGGTAAAAATAAAGATGTGTACGCACTGTTAAGGAAGAAAGAATGAAGGCGTTAAATCTTTATGCGGGGCTTGGTGGTAATCGTAAACTCTGGAAGGATGTCGAGGTTACTGCTATTGAATTAAATCCAAGTATAGCGAAATTCTATTCAGATCACTTTCCTAATGATATTGTAATTATTACTGATGCGCACGAATATCTTTTAAACCACTATCAGGAGTTTGATTTTATTTGGAGCTCAATTAATTGCCCGTCTCATTCACGCGCCAGGTTTTGGGCTTCTGTAAGTGGTAAGCGATATAAGCCTATTTTCCCAGACATGAAACTTTATGAAGAGATTCTATTTTTAAAACATTATTTCAAAGGTAATTGGCTTGTTGAAAATGTCAATCCATTTTATGAGCCGTTAGTAAATCCTTCAATAAAAATCGGAAGGCATTTATTTTGGTCAAATTTCCATATCAAACAAATCAACGTTAAAGAAGCCTGTGTTAATAGGGGCAAGATATCTGACTGGCAGGCATTACATGGTTTTGATATTACCGGTTATAAATTTACATCCAGGCGGGATAAGGTTTTAAGAAATTGTGTAAACCCGGAGTTAGGGTTACACATTTTGAATTGTGCAATGAATAAAGAAGTCATTACGCAAAAAACTCTTTTTGATGCTGATTAAAATATTTTGTATAACTTTGTCTCTGTAATTCATGTCTAATTTAATACGTAAGTAAAATGAGTATCGTAAGAGATGTTAGAGTAAAACTCAGAATAAATGTTCTCACCATAGAAGTTGGGGAAAGAACGAAATCAGGTAGCCGTCCTGGCAGACAAGGCACACAGGGCAAGATCATTGCCGACATGCCGGAGATAGAGTTGCCTTGGGATGAACTGCAAACACGCCTTTCCAATGCAGCATTGGTGCTGGCTGATGGCTATGAACTGGATCTTGATGTGCCTGCGGTAGCTGTTACCAATGAAGCGGGTTCAATAACTGCAACTGGAGCAACGCTGAAAGGATCTGCAAACACCCATAGCGTATCAACCGTTGTGACCTTTGAGTATGGCACCACAAAAGAACTTGGAACAAGTGCCACCGCCGGTGAAAGTGCACTAACATCTGCAACTTTATCTCCCGTGACAGCAGTGCTTGCAGGATTAACAGCAAACACCAAGTATTATTACAGGGTAAAGACTGTAACCAGCGCGAACATGACCCAGTATGGTATTGTCAAATCATTTACCACATTAGCAGTGTAATTTTTTTCTTAATCATAGTTTTTTAACTTAAAATTTGCAATCATGGCTTACAATGTCAAAGCAAGGATTTTCCTGAAAGCCCGTGTCTGTGTCTTAAACACTGTTACAGCGCATACGACACATGGACCGAAAGAAGGAGCTCAGTGGCACCAGATGCACCACTGCGTCATCGCTGTAAGTAAGAGTGAATGGGACTGGCGTTATGCTGAGGCTATCGCTGTTCTGTGTGGAGGTACCACCACGTACACCAGTTATGGTGATGCGATTGGACACGGATGGGTGTAATAATCTAATCCGGCAAAGACTATGATAAAAAAAGCAGTATTCTCATACTTCAATCCAGATGAATCCTTCGGCAATAGATGTGGATTCGTGAAGTATAGTGATTTTCTATTCACTACAGCACTCTCAGTACTCTGCGCCTCCCGTCATTTTAAGGAGGTGCAGTTTATTTCATCTCAATGGGGTCTCGATGTTATAAAACCTCTCGGATTGCCAATAACAAGCTATTCCGATAAGCTCAATGAGATGAAATCCGTGTCCAAATACTTCTGGGCATACGGTAAGTTACTCGCGTACAACGAACAGACCGTGCCGTTTGTACATCTCGATAATGATGTGTTTCTCTTTGACCCATTACCACCACGGATATTAAATGCACGTTTGTGTTTTCAGTCGCATGAGCCAATGCACTTAAAGGGATACCATTACTATGATTTGTTAAGACCGTGTTTTGACAAAGCACCTGTTAAGCCTCAGATAATTAAAGATAATAAAGTTACAGACTTCGCCTATAACTGTGGCATATGTGGTGGCCACGACATGGAGTTCTTTAAAGAGTGGATAAAATGTAGTGCGGAGTATATCTTTGCACCGGAGAACCAAAACTTGTTTTTCAAGAAGTATGGCGATATCGTAATACACCAGAATCTATTCCATGAGCAGTATTTTGCTGCATCGCTGATAAAAGCACACGGGTTAAGACCAGAGGTGAAGGTCATCAATAAGGATGCTGTAAAAGCCGGACAAGATGCCCGTCATAAATATACCCATTATTGGGGTACAACTAAGACAGACAGGGGTAATATGGCACGTGTGAGGATGCGCCTTCTTGATGATGCCCCCGAGATGTTCTACCGGATAAATGATTTTTGTAAGAAAAATAACCTCTGATATGGAAACAAATATTCCCTTTATCCCAGATGATGATCCAAATCGGAATAGATTACAATTAACAATGATTGATTTGGAGCAACATAAAGAATGGATATCATCCAAAACAGGAGGCATTGATTCTATGGATATAATCTTTATAATGAGTAACCATAAACCAAGTTCGATTATATTGCCTATGCTTCGCAGACACAAAAATATATTAATGTGGGTTTGTGTATTGGCCGAGATGCTATGGTTATATGGATGGGTTCTTTGGTCAAGTAAGCTTTAAGAAATAATAGAAGCAGTCAGAATTAGAAGTAAAAATTAGAAATAGGAGGTAAAAATTATGATGACAATTAAAATTATTCAAGGAGATCGAAACGAGAAAACCAGCATTTACGCTGCGAAATGGTTGCAGTATGAATGGCGTGGTTATACCTGTACGCAGGATTTTGTTAAGGAATACAAAGCACCGGGAAGGGAAATAGAATTGCTTATGATGTTTCCGCCAGACGATGAGTCTTTTAAAAGTGGCGAACCAGTAGGTGACTGTCTTGCCGGTGACAAAACACAATTCGTTCGCATTAATTTTATTGATGAAGAAAACGAAGGTCGATTTTTGTTTGCCCAACACGCTATGATTTACATCATGCAAGACGGGCAGACGATTGATAAAATCATTTGTTAATTATTAACCAAAAGACTGCTTCTTTTATTTTTATATTAAAAATTAACATATATTTGTAGGGTATTTAAAGCGTGACGTATGAAAACCAATAAAGTTATTTCATTAAAATATTGCCTCCGGGCATCAGATACCATAATGGGTCGGTCACGCTTCCTAATTATGGTTTTCTTTTGTCCGGGGGCTTTTTTTACTTAAAGCGTGGCATAATGGGACGAAAAGACAAAAACGTAGTGAATTTTTTTTCACACCAATGTGAATCTGGTAAAACCATGTTCATTTTGGAAAGCAAATATGGTCATAAAGGATATACAGTCTGGTTTAAAACCCTTGAACTATTAGGACGAACAGATAATCATTATTTCGATTGTAGAAAACCGGAAGACATGGAATATCTCACGGCCTTAATGAAGGTAACGGATGAGGAATTAATTGCCATATATAATACATGCGCAACCCTTGATGCAATTCATCCCGAATTATGGGAAAATAGAATCATTTGGTCATTAAATTTTGTTAAAGGATTGACGGACGTTTACCGTCGTCGAGATAGAAAATGTATGAATTTTAATCAAATATGTCAACTACTTTCCGTCAATTGCCGGAAGAAATACGGAATAAATGGCATTTCTGACGGAATAAATGGCATTTCTGACGGAGAAAATACACATAGTAGAGTAGAGTAGAGTATAGTAAAGTAGAGTATAGGAGAGTAGAGAAAAGTAAAGTAGCAAAAGAAGATGATTTTTTATTTTTTAAATTAAGAAAATAGGTAAAAACAAAAACCATGAGACAATTATTAGAAGATTACAAAAGAAGACTTAAAACAGTTAATGAAGAATTGAAAATTACCATTGACGAGGCACATGATGTTTCTAAAATATCCCGGTTGACAATTAAGCGAGGTTGTTATCGCACCTTCATATCTGAATTAGAACGAATAGTGCCACCCGAAAAGCCTATTGACCCAAAAATTCTTGCCGAAGAAAAAAGGATAAGAGAAAAAAAAGAAAAGGAAGTTCAGGTAAGCCAAGATGATTGGAATAAACGGATGTTAGCCGGCGAATTTGAAAGCAAAGAATAATAACCAACCTAACTTAAAAAACAATGGACAAATCAATTACATCAAAAGAATTATTGGAATATGGATTTATTGAAACAGATGAACCCGTTATTCCTTTTGCTAAAAAAATAATGGAAGCCGATGGGGATGAAATATCTCTTATTGTAACAAATGAAAGAAATGTTGGGGAATTTGCAATTAACACTCCCGATAGTATATTGTTTTTAAAATGTAGCCTGCCTCAACTCAGAACCATTGAATTATCAATTACCGGATATACACCAAAATATTAAAAATGAAAGCAGAAAATAAAAATAGACTATCTTTGGCGGGTGCAAATGCCGATTGCACAATTCTGCTTTTCTTTTTTCATAGCATGCCCTCCTTTGTCGAGTACTTAGGAGGGTTTGGCATCTCCTCTCTAATCCATTTATAGCATGAAAAAAGTTTATCAAAAATATTTTCATATACCGGGGAAACAAAACGGTGATTGTTGGAGGGCTGCTATTGCTTCGGTAATTGAGTGTGATATTGAAGACTTGCCGATACCCATTATTAGAGAATCATGGAGCGAATATTGTCTTAAAATGGATAACAAACTGGCAGAAATGGGATGGGAAAACATTCAATATCCAGTTAGGTGTATTACTGAAGGGATGTTATCTTCTCCTGATACTAATGGTTATGTGTTGGCACTTGGTAAGAGTCCTAGATTTATAGGTAGAAATGAGTCAAGTCCATGTGGAGTTGATATAATAAATCATTATGTAGTTTGGAAAAATGGATTAGTACATGATCCACATCCTGAGAATAAAGGCATTATGGATATTATAGATTTTGAGGTATTAAAGAAAATTTCTTAATTTTGACACAATGAAAAAGCAGATAATACAGGCAATAAAAAATTTCTTAAAGTGGATTAAACTCTGGATATGGACGAAACCCACAGCAAAGCCACCAAAAACACTACCATTACGCACTATGGCTACCGATGTTGCGAAAGACTACATTGTGATCACCTACCACAAGCAGAGAATAAATCTCACTCGTGCAATAGAGTATCCTGCATGGAAACTATCATCCAGAAAAGACAAACGCATCACCATGCTAAAATTTGCTAAATTTGAAAGAGAGGGATTGGTGAAGTTTGTTGAGGTAGAGGGACAGTTGATATGCGTTAATAATTTAGACTATCAGAGACGTGCAGATAAGGCAAAGGAGGCAAAATGAAAATAATTAGTTTGGGAGTTGGTGTGCAAAGTTCAGCATTATATTACATGAGTTCTCTTGGTGAGGTAGAGAGATGTGACTATGCAGTATTTTCAGATACCGGAGGAGAAAAAACAAGAACACTCGTATATTACGAATTGCTTTTAAAATGGGAACAGGAGCATGAAGGTATCCCGCTTTATAAGGCAGATTATAAAAATCTAAAAAAAGACTTATTAAATCAGACCAATTCATCAGGTAATCGGTTTGCTTCTATTCCTGCATTTACGATGAATAATGGAGAAAAGGGTATGCTTCGTCGTCAATGTACCAATGAGTATAAGATAGCGATGGTTAATAAAAAGATCAGAGAGATATTGGCATTGCCCGGGCGTAGTCGTTATCCTAAGATTGAAATATATCAGGGAATAACTTTAGATGAGGCTCACCGTATGAAGATTCCACAGGAGAAATGGAAAATTAATGTTTATCCATTCTGTGGATATAAAATTTATGCAGATGCTAAATGCGAAAAAATAGATTCTTTGATAATGACCCGAAATGATGTTTTAAACTGGTATAAAGAAAAAAATTTACCGGTCCCAGAAAAATCATCATGTACCTTTTGTCCATTCCAATCAGATCAGAATTGGATTAGATTGAAAACCACAGAACCTCAAGATTTTGAGACTGCCTGTCAGGTCGATGAGGCTATACGGGATTCAAGTATGAAAGGGATTAAGTCAAGAATATATCTGCACGACTCACTAAAACCATTGAGAGAAGTAATTTTCAATGAGAATCAAGGGACACTATGGGGTAATTGTACTGATGCGTGTGATGTTTAAAATATGACTATGGAAACTAAAAGAACTCTAAATAATCTGGTAATGATCAAACTCGATGCGGAGAATGATACTGTAAAGGGATTGTTTATTGATACGTCCTTTGATCCAGAACGACACACAACAGTGACCGGAACAATTTGGGGACTGCCATCACATCTGTATTATTCGGGTGAGGCAAATAAGGGCATGCCATGGCAGACACCAATGGAAGCAAAGATGGGTGATGGTGTGATTGTCTATTATCTTTCGATAGTAAACGCTTTAAAGCCAAAAGAAGGTCGTTATTTCATTGAGGATGGTGAGCGATATGTGCTTATCCCATACCAGTTTATTTACGCACTTGTACGCAATGGTCACATCATTCCGATAAATGGTTATGTATTGATTGAACCATGCGAAAATCCAGAGGTGACACGCCAGAGAGAGATAATGAAAAAGATAGGATTGGAGATGGTAGAGATCGGGGATAAGCGCAATAGCAATGAAGTGATTTTTGGCAGGGTGAAGTATATGGGAGTTCCGAACCGGAGATATGTTGATGAAAACGCAAGTGATGAGGGTGTGGATATTGCAGTCGGTGACGTGGTGGTGATACGAAAAACTAATGATATCCCACTTCAATACGATTTACATGCCAAGATTGATGGTGGAGCGAAGTATTATCGGGTACAGAGACGCAATTTATTGGCAAAGATATGATTGAAGTAAACAAAATATACGAAGGTCATGCTCTGTCTGTTCTAAAAACATTCGAGAGTAAAATATTCAACACGATTGTTACAAGTCCTCCGTATTACGGACTCAGAGCATACGGCACTACTCCGGTTATTTGGGATGGTGATGAAAATTGTCAACATGAATGGGTTGATAAATCATATCAAAGGAGAAGTAATGATAATAAAGGTCAAAACACAAAACAACTAACAAATATTGGAACAATTGGACGTGACGTACCAACTAAGAGTGACTTTTGTTCAGAGTGTGGTGCATGGAGAGGCGAACTTGGATCAGAACCATCACCTGAACTATTCATAAAGCATCTTGTAGATATTTTCAGAGAGGCAAAACGTACACTCAGGGACGATGGCACTCTTTGGGTAAATATGGGAGATTCTTATTTTGGTGGCGGTGGCGCAAGTGGTCAATCAGAGACAGCAACTAATTTTGGTAAACCACGAACAGAAAGAGGTTATGCAAGTGAAGGAATAACACGAAATCTTAAAAGAAGTGATTTAAAACCTAAAGATTTGATCGGAATACCATGGATGCTTGCCTTTGCGTTACGTGCTGATGGTTGGTATTTAAGAATGGATAATATCTGGTATAAAAGAAATCCAATGCCGGAATCAGTAACAGACAGACCGACAAAAGCGCATGAATATTTTTTTCTATTAAGCAAATCATCGAAATATTATTATGATGCGGAGGCTATAAAAACACCAATAATTTACCCAGATGATTTACGAGCTCCTATTGGGAGTCCAGGCGCATGGGAAATAGATGGGCGTCCCCCTGATAATAACAAAGGGAGAATTATAAAACAGTATAAAACTCCTGACGGATGGGATACTGCAAAAGGATCTCATGGGACTATTCATCGAAATGGAAGAGAGAAAGGATTTAAGGGATATAAACACAGAGGAACGGGAGATCAAACACTTACAGGGCATTCAGGAAATTATGATTCTAATGGCAATTTTATAGGCGATGGTAAAGCAAACAAGAGATCTGTTTGGGATGTACCTACAAAACCATTTAAAGGAGCTCACTTTGCAACATTTCCTGAAGAATTAATAGTTGATTGTATTAAAGCAGGATGTCCCGAAGGAGGATTAGTATTAGATCCATTTGGAGGAGCAAATACCACAGGATTAGTATCACGCAAACTAAATCGAAACTATGCAGTGATAGAACTTAATCCGAAGTACATTGACATCGCAGAAAAAAGAGTTTATAACGAAATAGGGCTATTCTTATGAATCAATTTCACCCACGTGAATATCAGCAACTCCGGTACAATGTAGATAAGATACCGGAAGGGACTACTGTATTGCAGTTTTTTAAAGAATTGGGCAAAATAAGAGAGTTTAAGGCAAGTGCAGGAGAGGGTATTGACAATGACAAGGTAAATCGCTATGTGATACTGATGTACGACAGTAAGAGTCCTTACAGGGGTAAATACCATGATGTCTTAAAAAGAAAAATAGAGATTGTCCATGACCTGGAGTTTAAAACTCTCGAGGATGGTAATTTTGAAAGCCCGATTGAAGACATATTGAGAGGGAAAAATGATATTGTGAATAAAAAGATCGTGCAGTTTGTACGTATGCACCGGAGTTTTAAGTACTCATATCTTGTGGCAATCGAGAGCAGTTATTACAACCTCATGCTCGAAATAATTGGAGGTGACACCAAAAAATTAGGTGTAGCAAAAGAACTCAGGGATGATCTTGAAAGTAGTTTACTTGAATTACTGAACCAAGACAATAACCCTTATTTGAAGGATGAAATTCTGCGTTATGTTGAGGATGAACGACTTGCATTAAGGCCAGAGGACTACGCAAAGAAAGCACAGGAGGTAAAAGAAAAATGATTACCGTGAATACTTTTTTCGACAAAGCAATTTTCACTAATTGCGATCACAGGACTGACCGATTGGCTCAATTCACAGAAGAGATAGCCAAATTTGGGATTGTAGCAGAACGATTTAAAGGACTTGTCTATGGCAACCCATATAATCTGCCATGCGAACCAGGTAACTTCAATGTTGGTGTTATAGGTACAATCCAGACCATGTATAATGCCGTGAAAGAGGCAAAAGAACTTGGATTAAAAAACTTTCTATTCTTTGAAGATGATGCGGTATTCCATGAGAATTTTGTGGAGTTGTTTGACAGGTGCATACGGCAGGTACCAGAGGATTGGAATTTACTGTACTTAGGAGGGCAAAATGTCCATAAGCCTATTCCGGTAACGGCAAATATCAATCGGGTCACACGTGCGTACTATGTACACGCAATAGGCATACATGAGAGAGCATATAACTTCATACTTGAACTATTTAAACCGGAAGTGATTACTCGTAATGGAGATGTTATCTTAACCGATATACAGGCAGCGCATCCCTGTTATATCTTTAATCCCAGACTTGTGTACCAAAGAGAGGGAATAAGTGATGTATGGGGACATCTGCTTAACTTTGACCAATACCTGAAAGACTAATGAGAATATCAGTCATCATGCCAGTGTATCTTGGCGGCTATACTACATGGGGGAATAACCAGAGTGCATCAAATCCGGAAGAGAAGTTCATCAGGGCAATAATGTCAGTCATGCATCAACTCCACCCGAATAACGAGTTAATCATTATAGCAGACGGTTGTGATGAAGCAGAACGCATCTATAATGAGGAGTTTTCATCACACCCCAGAATCCGGTTTAAAAAAATAGCTAAACAAGAATCGTTTAGCGGAGTGGTACGTCAAACCGGAATTGAGATGGCAAAAGGCGAGATAATATGCTATCTGGACCATGATGACATGTTTGGCAAATCACACCTTGCAATCATTGACGAGAATTTCAACACGGAGAAATACGATTGGGTGTATTACAATGACTATGTTGTTCGGAGTGCAGATCATTCAGTCAAAGATGAACGTCATAACTTACTTGCACTCGGACGCATAGGAACGAGTTCTATTGCACATAAAAAAAGTCTTAATGTAAAATGGGGTGACGGATATGGGCATGATTGGGGCATGATAGTAAAACATCTATTACCAAAAGAGTGTGCAAAGATTCCAACACCACAATACTATGTTTGTCACATTCCAGATGGGCATACAGATTTTTGATTATGAGAGTACTACTTATCAATCCATGGGAAACAGGGGAATTTCCACCACCTTCAATCGGCTATCTACAAGCTACACTAAAGCATTGGAAAGTTGATGTTGTGGTAAAAGACTTGCCCGATGCAATGATTGATACCGAGAGTTATGATTTGGTAGCAGTTTCGTTTCATAGTTTTTCGGTAAAATACGCCAGACAGATAAGGGATAAGTTTAAGGGGAAACTAATTTGTGGAGGACATCACCCATCAGCATTGCCCAATCAAATGTTAATCATAGGTTACGATCAGGTTGTGGCAGGAGAGGGAGAGAATGCGATTATTGATATCATTCAGGGAAACGAATCAGACATTGTGAGTAATTGCGACCATAAATATTTCTATGGGATAAATGAAATTCCGCTTCCTGATTACACTGGATTAAAATTCTATGGCACACAAGGCATCCCTGTAATATCATCAAGAGGATGCCCGTTTCAGTGTAACTTTTGTGGGTCAACTGAATTTTGGGGTCATACATACCGGATGCGTTCAGCCGAAAATGTAATACTCGAAATAGAAAAACGCAAATCAGAGGGATATAAGACATGGATATTTTATGATGATAATTTCACCGCAAATAAAAAAAGAGTCTTTGAGATATGTTCATCACTTGACGGAGAAATGAAGTGGCAGTGTGTAGGACGTGCCGAATCCATGGATGAAGAACTTGCCGTAGAACTATATCGTGCCGGATGTAGAAAAGTACATTTTGGTATTGAATCATTAAGTCAGGATGCGCTTGACCGAATGGGCAAAAACACCACAGTAGAAAAGATGTTAAGAGGAGTAGAGATTGCGGAGAACGCAGGGATAAGTACAATGAGTCTATTTTTAGTAGGATTACCGGGCGACACGTATCTGAATATAGAAGAGACACGAAAGAATAGGATTCGGAGCAGGATAACTCAATATGGGCCAAACATTGCTTGGGTACTACCGAATACGAGCCTATACATTAAAGCAAAGGAATATGGGATGAGTGATGATGTTTATTTGGAGTCAGGAGCACCATTTTATACCTATGAGCACTCTTATAATGAACTTTTAAAATGGTCACAAGAATTATGAAAGCGTATGTAATAAATCTTGAAAGCAGACCTGATAGGATGATTGAGTTCCAAGGAAACATATTTCCTTTTGAAGTTGAACGGTTTAATGCTATTAAGACAAACCCAGGATGGCAGGGATGCACCGAATCGCAACTCACTATACTCGCCATAGAAAATGAATTTCCATTTATCATATTTGAGGATGACTGTGTATTATTGCATCCATGGGAAGTAGTAGTAAATGCAATGAGCCAATTGCCAGATGATTGGGACTTATTATACCTTGGAGCAACATTAATGCAACCCATTAAAAAATATTCCGAAAATCTATTCAGACTCAGGGGTGCCTATTGCGCACATGCGATAATCTATAATTCCGAAAGGGTTGTGGATTATATTCTCAATAATTGCGATCGTTTTTTTAGGAGTTCATTGGAACGTAATACGCTTGATGTGTTTTACTTTACAGAGGTGCAGGAAAAATTTAATTGTTTTATTGTTAGTCCACTTGTGGCAACACAAAGACCCGGATTTTCAGATATAGAGGAAATGAACGTAGATTACACTCAGATCATTAATCATTTTAATCGTTATACCAATGTCAGCAAGTAAAGGATTGTTTAAAAAGTATTCTAACCCGGTTTTCGTCGAGACGGGAACATTTCATGGGGATGGCGTGCAGCAAGCATTAGATGAGGGATTTAATATGGTTTATTCTATTGAACTATCCTTGGAACTTCACGAGCAATGTGCAAAAAGATTTATAAATAATAGTAAAGTTATTTTGATACAAGGCGATTCTTCAAATGAATTATCAAAAGTCATAAATAACATTACAGTTCCGATAACTTTTTGGCTTGATGGTCATTATTGCGGAGTAGGGACGGCCGTAGGAAGGGTCAATTCACCACTTTTACAAGAGTTGGATGAAATAAAAGAACATCCCATAAAGACACATACCATATTGATTGATGACCTTCGTGGATGGCACAAAGCAACACGTGGATTTGACACCTCTGATTTAATAAAAAAAATAGAGGAAATAAATCCGAGTTATGTTTTCACATTTGAAGATGGTTATGATTACAATCTGAATATTTTTTATCCAAACGATATACTTGTTGCAAAATGCTTATAAAACTTGATAAAATAGTAAAAGACTTTAATCTGAATATACGAGGTGTATTGCATATTGGAGCTCATTATGGCGAGGAGTATGAGGATTATAAAAAACAAGGCATTAAGAACATGATTTTCTTTGAACCAATCGCTGCGAACTGTGATGAATTACATCGTAGGATAGCCATAGATGATTACATACGGATATTCAACATAGCCCTTGGGAATGAAGTAGGTGAAAAAGAAATGTTTGTAGAGACGATTAATAAAGGGCAGAGTTGTTCATTGCTCGAACCGGGGACTCATTTAAAGCAATATCCTGAAATAGTCTTTGATAAAAAAGAGACTGTGAAAGTTTGCAAGTTAGACGACATTGCCTATCAAAGGAAATTCTATAACATGATCAATATTGACGTTCAGGGATATGAACTTGAGGTTTTTAAAGGAGCAGTCGAAACACTTTCATCCATTGATATTATCTATACAGAAGTTAACTTTGAAGAAGTTTATAAAGGGTGTTGTCTTGTAGGTGATCTTGATAACTTTTTGAAAGAGTTTGGATTTGCCAGAGTATTAACAGACAATACCCCGAAAACATGGGGGGACGCATTATATCTAAAACCATGGTAACATTTAGGAACGAATGGTTTAATAACCGACCAAAAGCAGACCAAAGAGGAGACAATACTTTTGGTAATATTTTGTTTTTTATTGCCTCGACAATAGGTATCGCTGTAAAGAATGGTTATTCATATGGTTTTCCGGCATGGAATAATCAGGATTATTTTGTCAATCCATTGCCACCCGTAATTCCCGGAAACTATCAGAACGTGGAGATACCGGAAGGGAACTTCTTGGGATTCAACATACCGGATAATTCATCTATTTGGGGATATATGCAGTCAGAAAAGTATTTTGAACATTGTACAGATTTGATCAGGCATTATTTCACGCTAAAAGACAGGGGGGAGACGCCATATAAGGATTGTGTATTGCTTCATTGCCGTAACTACGCACCTCAGTATCTTGCAATGGGATTTAATAATATGAGTCAGGCGTATTATATGGAGGCATTAAAGAGATTGCCGGACAGGAAAGTAATTGTTATCACTGATGACTTACAAAAAGCAAAAGACACCATAAAAGAAGATTTTGAATATGTAAGCAATACCCCAATAGAAGATTTTTATTTACTGACAAAAGCAGAATACATCATAGGTTCAAATAGTACATTCAGTTGGTGGGGTGCATGGCTATCTAAGGCAAAGGCAGTGTTTCCTGCAGATTGGTTTCCCGGACTTCCGGTACAAACAGATGATGTGAATTGCAAATATTGGATTACGATATGAATCATCTCGCACTCTTAAAACGCTACTATAAAGAAGTTGATGCTCAGATACTCGCGCAGTATGAGGATGCAGAGAAAGGTGTATGGGTGAATACCGATGACAAAGACCTTATACCGATATTGCTGCCACTGCCAGAGCCACCAGAACCACACCTGATAGATAATTGGGGACTTCCTGCCAGTGAACAAATATGGCATCCTCCAAAACTACCAAAACGATTAAAGGAACTGCAGATCAAGTTTGAGACTCTTGATGAGATATGGGAGGAGTTAGAAGATCACAAGGACATCTATACTGAGGAGATTGATTTTATTAAAACACAATGGGACAGGAGGCTTTATGGTTATTGGTTTTACAATAATGGCGTACCTACATACATTGACGGATGGCACTATTTCTATTGCGGATGGTGGAAGATAGACACCGGATTACCAGAATACAGAGACAGGGACAGGAGATTCTTTCTATTTGCACGTTATATCTACACTGAGGCAAAGGCACCAAGGGTCAATAGTGATGGCTTTGCGGTGCAGGATAAACACGGGAAATACATCTGGGTGGACTTTGGAAGAAGGTTATTTTACGGGTTCAATTACCCAAAACACAGACGTGAAGGTGCAACATATAAGGCTGAGTGTATCGGCTATGAGATCATCTCACGCACGATGGCAGCATTCGGAGGCATACAGTCCATGAATGACATACAGGCTCGCAAATGCTTTCTCAGACATCTTGTAGCACCATGGAAAAAATTACCATTCTTCTTCAAACCTAACTATGAAGGGTCAACGTCTCCAAAAACCGAACTATCATTTTCTCCTCCGGCGAAAAGACTTTCATCACGTGGTGCATTAGCAACATCAGAACTTGGACTTGAATCGAGCATCAATTATGAGATGGCCGATGCCTCAGCTTATGATGGTGATAAGTTGTATTTTCATCACGATGATGAGGTGGGGAAACTTAAAAAAGGATTGTCGTGCTGGGACAGGCACACCGTTGTAAAAGAATGTCTTTCTATTGGAGCAAAGATAATTGGATTTACTGTTAAGACATCCACGGTAGGGGAGATGGAGAAGGGTGGAGGCAAGGCATTTAAGCACCAGTGTATGATGAGTAAATTCTATGAACGTACACAGAACGGGCAGACCAGATCAGGACTCGCTACATTATTCATTCCTGCCTACGATGGGTTGGAAGGGTTTATTGACAAGCATGGTAATAGTATTATAAACACCCCGACAAAAGAACAATCGAAATATATTGCTTATGACAGGTTAGAGTCTGCTGATAAACAAAGCAATAGGATCATAAACACGTTGATAGCCGAACACTCTGAATATGTCAATAGGCAGGTCGGCGCAAAGGAGTTTCTGTTTAACAGGCGCAAGGCATTCGTTGACGATCAGGAATCGCTATCAGAAGAAATAAGGCTTTATCCTACCCGATTTACAGAGTGTTTCAGAACGGCATCTAAGTCATCAGGGTTTAATATGAATAAACTTGAAACCTATATTGATAACCTGTCTATGGCAAGGCAGGATATTGCAGTAGGCAATATGAGTTGGAAGGACAATATACGTGATAGCAGGGTGATATTCACAGCCAATCCACAGGGTAAGTTCAGGATAAGCCACCAGCTAAACGAAAGCGAATCGAATAAGAGTTTTTGGAGTGATGAAGAACAAACACGCAAACCTGGTAACTCGCATTGGGGAGTGGCAGGAGGCGACCCGTTCAAATTCAACATAACCAAAGGTAACCGCAAGTCAAAAGGAGGTGGTGCCGTTGTTAAGAAAGGCATGATAAAAGACGGTAATTTCTCCATGAAGCGGAAGTTTGCCTGCACCTATGCTCAGAGAACATTTGACAAAAACATTTATGGTGAGGATATGCTGATGATGTGCATATACTTTGGAGTGCCGATGTTCCCTGAGATAGATGTGCCATTCCTTTGGGACTACTTTCGTGACAGGGGATTTGAGGGATATCTTCTTTACAAGATAGACCCGAACACTTTCAAGATAAGCGTCACTCCCGGAGACACCGCAAACAGGACTAAACAGGATATTTTCACCGAGTACATGACATGGATTGAGAATGAGGCTGATGAAGAAACTCACATAGAGATATTGGAGGAATGCAGGGACATTGACGGACCCGAAGACATGACTAATTACGACCTATTTACAGCAGCCGGATACGCACTAATTGGTACTCGTGGATTGTACGATGAGATTGCCGAGTTGAATGAGAAGGAGTTCACCCTTGATAGTTATTTGACTAAAAGGGATTACAGTTCAATGAGAAAATATTAACTTTACTGAAAATATCTGAGACAAATGGCATTCTCACTCGAATCATACACCAAAGGCGGGTATCCTTTCCCAAAGGATGACATAAACCCTGCTGACAAGAATGAAAAATGGGGAAAGAAGTGGTGTGAAGCCATGTATGCTCGTTATAAACAAGGGAAAAATTCTGCAATACCATTCAGTAGCGTAAGTGAGTTTGCGGCATTACGGGAGTTGGCAGATGGCAGACAGAGCGTCAGACAATATCAGAAAATACTACTCGACATAGCCGATCCCAATGCAGCCATGACAGGCTACATGAACATCAATTGGGACATCCCTTCAATCCTTCCTAAGTTTCTAAGAGTCGTTGAGGGCATGATGGAGCAGACCGATCATCAGGTAGTCGCCACAGCCGTTGATCCTTCCAGTACAGATGAAAAAGAGGCTGCTAAGTTAGACATGCAGTACCGGATGAAGTTCAAAGAAATACTTGATTATATTGATAAATCCATGGGCATTGACAGGTCAGGAGAGTATGTCCCTGAGTCAATGGAGGAACTGAATCTATACGAAGGAGCTGGTGGATTTAAACTCGCAAAAGAGACAGAGATTGAACAGGGACTTGATTACACGTTCTACATATCCGACTGGAAAGAGATTAAGAAACAGATCATCAGGGATGCGTGCGTGATAAACTGCTTAGCCACAAAAGACTATACCGATCAGTACACCAAAAAAGTAAGGGTACGGTATGTTGATCCTGCCTGTTTTGTAGGACAATATTCAAAACACAACAATCATAAAAACATGGGATATGGAGGCGAGATCATACAGGTGCTTATCTCGGATCTTCGTAAACTCAATCCTGACATACCGGAAAGTGAATTAATCGCACTGGCACGGCAGTACAGCCCCGGTCTTGATAATTATACTTATGACGATGATGCCCATACGGGTAATTATGATGGCACTTTGGTTGATGTGATGGACTCGGAGTGGTGTTCGACAAACAGCACCTATAAGACCAAGAGAAAATCACCCGATGGCACGGAGAACATGTACGATGAGAAATGGGGAGTCGTTTATGACACTGAGAAGAAAAAGACTGATAAGTTTGACATAAAAGTTGTTTATAAATGCAAGTGGATAATTGGTACTGACTACACGTACGATTTTGGATTACAGTATGACGTGCCACGTCCGGGCAAGAAAGAAGTGGAGTTGTCATATCACCTTTACAAACTACCATTCAGATCACTTGTAAGCCTTGCAGAGACACACGTACACCAGATGGTACTCGCTTATTTCAAACTACAAAACGCTATTGCTAAAGCCAGACCTTCAGGTATTGCCATTGAGTTTACCGCATTACAGAACATGACTCTGGGAGGTAATAAGTTACAACCGTTAGACCTTTTGAAGATACTGACACAGACCGGAGACTTACTATATAAGTCCACCACGCATAGAGGAATACCTAACGCACCGGGAGGTTATAGACCGATACAGGAGTTAATAGGAGGTATTGGACCACAGTTAACCGAGTTCATTGCCGTATGGGACTTTAATGCTAATGCCATACGTGACATGACGGGTATAAGTCAGATCGCTGATGCCTCAACACCAAATCCCGAACAGTCGGTAGGTGGATCAGAGATTGCTATGGCAGCCACAAATAACGCATTGCGATATATTTATAGTGGTTATCTGACCATTAAAGAGCAAACTGCAAAGAATATATCATTGAGGATGCAACTGCTTATTAAGCACGATAAAGAGGCTTATACAGGCTATATGCCAGTGATAGGGACTATTGGAGTGCAGATAATAAGCGTTGGTGCAGATGCCGTGGATGCGGATTATTTCATCAAATATGAGGCAAAACCGACCAAGGAACGAAAAGATGTTATCCGTCAGGCAGCGATCACAGCAATGTCACCTGATAGGGATGGGATAATCGGAATTGAGTTACCGGACTTTTTGATGATAGAAAGACTTTTGGAGTCGGGAAGTCTAAAATATGCAGAGGCATTTTTGAACCATAAAAGCAAAAAGAACAAAGAGAGACAGCTAAAGTTACAGAGAGAGAACATGGACTTGGATAAACAACGGGAACAGGGAGATATTAAACTCAAATCTGAGGCAGCTCAAGTTCTACAAAAAGCTAAGACGGATGATGCAATAAGATTATATGAAGCCAAAAAACAGATTGATGAGAGTTATGCTCAGTTACAACACAAAAGAGATATGGAGTTGGCCGGACTTAATAGTAGCCTTGGGATAATTCAGAAATCGGCAGAACAGCAAGTACCCGCACCAACACAGTAATTTTCTTTACATTTGTAAAATCAAAATAATTTGATGCTATGGCAAAAAAGAATGACGGCAGAGACGCAGAAATGGAAGCTCTAATGAGCATTGAAGGTGTCGATTCGGCAAAAATCGCAGAACAGATAAGAGGGAAAGGCGAAGAACCTCCGGCAACACCTCCGGCAACTCCACCTGCTACACCCCCAACAACACCTCCGGCAGCACCACCCGTGCCTCCGGTTGATCCAAAGAACGTACTAAACCCAGAGACTATCCGCGCTGCCATGCTCCATGAGATGTGGGGTGAGCAGTTTAAGACAGTTGAGGATTTTAAAAAAGCAAATATACCCGCATCACTTCAGGAACTGGAGACTCTGAGACAGAAGAACCAGACACTTGAGACTCAGTTAAAGGCAAAGCCGAAACATAATTTCGCGAGTGACGACCTTGCCAAGCTTAATGAGTTTGTGCGTGACACGGGCATTAAAGATGCAGCGGTTTTCAATAAGTTAAATGTTACTGATGTGGCAAACATGGGAGACATGGATGCTTTAGTCATGCAGCACATTATTGAGAATCCTTCATCGGCAGGAAAGGAACCACAGGTACGCAGGTATTTCGAGACGAAATACAACGTGGATTCTTCAAAGATTGATCCCAAAAGGGTAGAATCTGGCGACCTTACCCAAGAGGAACTGGAACAAAACAAGTTGGATTATGAGTCGAACCTTATAGGTGTAACAACCGATGGAGGGAAAGCAAAAACCAAACTTCAGGAACTCAAAGGGAAGATTAAAATGCCAGAGTTTTCAGCAGATGAGCCTGCTAACAAGTCCAAGTGGACACCTGAGATTGAGAAATCCCAGACAACCGCATGGACAGAGGTAAACGAAAAGATGGGTGCGGAGTTTGCAAAGATTCCGATAACCCTCAAAGGAGGAAAAGAACCTATCGTCAACTTTGTATTACCAGAGGAGTCGCAGAAGGTTGTATTAAAGAATGCTCTTGACTATGTAGTTAGCAACCAGATGGAAGTTAACCAAGCAAACGTCACGAGTGTTGCAGAAGCAATGTACTCCGACATATTATTTACTCACCGGGAGGAAATCTATCACGCCATATTTGAGCGTGCAAGAAGTATGACCGAAGAGGAGATATTAAAAGTTTACCACAATCCTTCTCCGAAGAACAACGATACTGCACCAGCAGCAAAAGTGTTATCAACTGAGGAGGAGCAACGTCAGAAGGCTTACGAGATGGAATTTAAAAGGTAGTTTTTTAAGACAGTAATCACAAGAGGCAATGTATTTTGATAGTATTCATAATTAAAAATTAAACAAATGGGACCAGAAGCTATTGCTCAAATATATGCCTCAGATATCGTATCAGGCTTTGATATTCATAAGCCGGAGATAATGAACGTGTTATTCAACAGGTTCGGAGATCAGGGAGCATCGTACTTTCAGTTAATCAGATCCATGGGATTTGAACTGCCGGTATCACAAGACACATACGGACACTTTGAAGACAATCATATTCACGAGGTTATTCATGTTCTCGCTAATGTTGCACAACCCGCAGTGGGCGCAAACATATCGTTTACACTTGACCCGATTGACCTTGACTCTAATAACAATTTTTATGTTAGGTTATATGACGAAATCTTATTTCCAAATGAGGTTACAGGAATAGTCATTACCAGAAACGTAGGCGTTCCGGGAGCCCCGGTAATAACGGTACGTCTCAATGAGATAACCGACCAGTTCCCCGCACTCACCGCAGGAGAAGAAATTGTGATTATATCCAGTGCCTTCTCTGAAGGATCAGGACAGCCAACAGGTGCAGTATCAGGAACATGGGAATATTCCAATCACACACAGATCATAAAGGAATCTATGGG